TTAAATCATTTTGAATTTTTGATCGATGATAACTTTTTTGTCCTCAACTCTAACCTCATTAATCCATTCGTGAAAGACTTCCCTAGTTCGGGAAATATCACTTAAATTAAGTTCGAGAAACTCATCGAATTTGGCTTTTAAATCATCTTTTGTCATAATTTCTTCTGCAAATTTCAATTCATCCATCAATTCGTCTTTTTGCTTTCTAAGCCTTACGATTTCTTCTTTCAGTTTTAGGTTTAAGTCTCTGAAAGTCTGATCATCATACAAGTCTTTATTTTCTAACAATGTAAGAGATTTGTTTGTATTCTTTTCAATCTCTCTGTCTATTACTTTGATTTGAGAGTTAATTTCTTCGTTCGGGTTGTATGTGGAGTACCCTTCTAAGAAATACTCGTCATTTTTAACTTTCTCTATTTGTTGAGATATCTGCTTGTGAATGTAATCTTCCAATTCATCAGCATTTATATTGGCTTGAGGACAAACGTCTCTGCCTTTTTGGTGATAAGTCGAACAGACATAGTATCTGTACGTAACTTTAGTTCCGTCTGCTTTTTTGTTGGTTCGCTTTTGACAGATCATCGGAGCGCCGCACAAACTGCATTTGAGTAAGCCAGTTAATGGGTGTTTTGCGTTGTTAAAACGCCGTCCTTTGTTGAAGGCTTTCTCTTTTTGTTTTATTAGGCGTTGCGCTTTCATAAAAACCTCCCTTTCTATGATGGGTGGATGAGCGTCTTCGCAAATTGCCCAATCTTCTTTATCGACATTTATGACCTTTTGAATCTTTCTTAAACCATCATCTGAATCAATATAATTGTACCTTGTTTTTCCGTAAACTATAACCCCTATGTAAGCAGGATTCATCAATATCCTTTTAATTGTAATATCTCCAATTTTATTCCCGTATTGAGTTTTAATGCCCTGGGAATTAACCCAATTAACAATTTTCTTTCTCCCAAATCCTTGGTTAACATACATATCGAATATCTTTCTGATTATATCAGCTTTTTCAGGATGAGGGAATAAAGTTTGGGGATGAACACCTTTTGAAATTAACTCTTCTTTTTTCGCTTTATCGGTTATGTCTTTGACCTTGATGTACCCAAAAGGTGGTACAGAACCAGCCCACAAACCATTTCTGGATTTCTGTTTATTCCCTAAAGAAACCCTTATGGACGTCTTTCTGGATTCGGCTTCCGCAAGGACAGCGTACATTTGAAAGAATGTGGGATCACTAACATCAGAATCGTAATTTTCCTCGATAGAGATAACCCGAACACCTTTTTGAATTAAACGTTTGGATGTTTGGATTGCTTCTCCGCTGTCGCGCGCAAAACGGGATATACCTTTGAAAAACACAATATCAATTAGTCCAGAATCAATATCTTCAAGAAGCTGTTTCATAGGGGGGCGTTGCAAGAGAGTTGTTTTGTATCCTGATTCTCCGTCATCTGGATAAATAAATTTTTCGTCAAAAGAAACATTGAACTCCAATCTCTTCGCGTATTCTTGGATCATTTGTACTTGGTGCTTAACTGTATCTCCCTGTTTGGTTTGTCCTAAAGAACTCCTGGCATAAATTCCTCCTATCATGAATTCACCTCTTAATAGTTAATTTGAACACATTTTATATACCCATTGTATTAACAAATTAAACAAGCGGATTTTCATTCACTGTATTTTCAGAATTGCAAAGCTTGTATATCACATTTTAAATAAGAAACCACCTTTGGTCAATCCAAAAGTGGCTCTGTAATAACAAATTAACAATAGGGGTTGGGTTTTCTTGTGTCCGGCTCATTTTTGCTTTTTGTTCCATTTAAACCTAGATACGGATATCCTTTCTCATCGTTGATGTACCTTACGAATTGGCGTTTAAGTATATCCCTGATGTCTTCTTCCCCTTTGCCGACAAATTCGCATTCTTCAAACATGGTACGCTTCTTACGCAAATCCGACTCCCCCTTCAATCAAATCTTATGCACGGTTGTTTTGAAAAAGAACAAGCTGGTTTTGGTAAGGAAAATGATACCACGAAAAAAGGAACAAAACAAGAACGTATGTTCCCTTTCTTCATAATGAACGATGGAATTTTTCGAATTTTTTGTGCAATACTAGGTCTAAATCAGCATAATTTTGTGTGGTCGTGTTTATGTTGGCGTGACCTAAGTATTGTGAAACATATTCAATAGGCATTTCGTTTTCGAGAAGGTGGGTTGTAACGGATTTACGGAAAATATGAGTGGTAACACCATCAATATCTGCCGCTTTAGAAACTTCTTTGATAATCTGATCGATTCTTCTTTCGGTGAATGGCTTTTTTGTTTTTAAGCTCGCGAAGATATACTCGGTTTTAAATGGTCGCTCATTTATCATTCTTTTTATAACTTCAAATGTCTCTTTGGTTAAAATGACATACCGAACCTTGGACATGCCACCTTTCCCTTTTCCTGCGACCTTCAGAATTATGCGGTTAGGGAAAATTTCAATATCGGATAACTTTGCATTAACTAATTCCGATACGCGCATACCTGTATCGTAGAACGTTCTAATGATCGCTTCTTTCAAGGTATCTTCACGGGAAACGAGCAACATACTCCTTAGTTGTTCTAAGGTTAACGATTTAGCTTTTTTTCGTTGGATGACTGGAAGGTATTCGTTCAACTCTCCGCTATCGAGAAATGGCATTTTACTAATATAACCTTTACGGTGAAGAAAGGTTAACCAACCATAAATCGCTGTCATGTGAGCATGAATTGATTTGGGGGCATATGTCTGTTTGAGAAAGTCGATATAATCAAGATATACCTCTTGATTCAATTCGAAAGGATCGACAGCTAAATTGTTATTGGTTGTCCAATCAATGAATTTCCCGATATGAAGTTCGTAATTGCGGAGTGTATACGGGGATTTATTTCTGGCTAAATGGGAGATATACTCATCTAATTTTTTGTACACAAGATCAACTCCCTTATTTCGCTTTAAATCTTATTTCGTGATCCAATATCTTTTTCGCTAAATGACTAATAGGCTTAATTTCATGCTCGTTCATGCCTACACCTTTATCAACGGTAGTCAATTTTATCACCGTTTTTCTATATTTCTTAGACATGTCTCTAGCCTTTCTAAGTTTTATCAGTCGTTTATATCTTCTCCTTCTTTCCCTAATAATAATTCTGTCTAACCCGTTAATTTCAAACCACCTCCGGGTATATTGTAGATTCATTATAACTGTTTTTATAACCAAATTCAAGTTGGTAGGGAGGGGTTAGTTATGGAGCGATTAACAATGAGGACTTGATTTGAAAGTTTGTTTCTGAAGGTAAGCGACGTAACTTCGATTTGTTTTTCTGTTGTCCCTGTGTGGCTACAGCCTCTTAAAAATTCAAGAGGGGATGAAACCCCTCTCTTTTTTTAAATGCGGCGGTTATTGCCAGAAGACTTCAGCATGTCTAAGGCAAACCTATAGTCATCTTCGGCTTGTTTAAGTAATTTCTTGGCTGTCTCGTTGTTCGGATTGATTTCGTAAGCCTGTCTGATCAATTCCAAGTTCTTTTTCTTTTCTTCGTAATTCTCCTTGGCGTCATAAGGTTTCAAATCATCACCACACTCCGGGTATTTTCAACTCCTTGAACTTTACAGGATCAAAATAAAGATCGCGTTCAATCATTGGGAAGCTGTTAGTTTTATTATAATCCTCAAACTCCTGAATTGAAAATGTTCCCCATTCACTAAGCATCGGATCAGAAAGATTATCAACATAACCATAGGCCATTTTGGTTTTGGCGTCGTATTCAGTCATGTACCAAGTAAAAACTCCTGCGAAGTATTTGGCCGTAACCATCTTTTCGCCGAGCGGTGTTTCTTCAGTTTCATAAAGTCCGGGAGTGTTTTCAATTATTGATTTAGTGATTAATTCCATTGTGTTCCTCCTTAATTGATTAATTCACGCCATTAACTGTTTTGGCTCTAAATTCAAACTCAAAAAACAAACTGATATTTTCTCGCGACAAATCAATCCAACTCCTTCACTTCCAAAAATCTGTCCGAATAGGCTCTCCGTGCGAATTCCTCTGCTTCAACTTTTGAATCAGCAACGACAAGAATTCGAGATAGAGGCCCGAAACTCTTACGATCTTTGATAATAGCTTCATATTGCAATTAACCACCTCCTTATTCATTTGTCAGTTTTTATATAACCGTAGGCTAACTATGTTAAACCTGATTTTTTGAAAAAAGTTATAAAGATTTAAGGGGGTACTCATAACCCTTTCAATTTGAATAAAGTTATAGCGAAAGTTATGATAAAATCACGAAAGGAATTACGGAGTGATGTAGGGTGGAAACGAACAACTTTGGTGCATTGGATTATAAAGAATTCCAGGCACAAATGGACTTGGCGGGGGAACTGGCCTACAAAGAGAATTACGAGTCTGAAAAATACACTAGGACAGCATTTGAAGTCGAAGAGTACATGTTGTCAAACATGGAAGGTCAGCAGTTCAAATTAATGAGATACATCATTTACAAATGCTATAGAAGCCCCTCGTTTAATTCCTTATGGATGAAGGAAACGGTCGGGGAAATAGCCAGTAATCTAAAAATGGACCCGAAAACAGTGAAAAGACACCTACAGAAATTTGAAGATGCAAAAATTATCAAAAGGTACAAAAGGCATCCAAGGGATAAACAACACATCGTTTTAATGGCGACAAAATTTTGGGAGCCATTGAGCACCCCCTCAAAATAACTGTGAAAGGGTAACAGTTACCCCCTCAAATCAATTTTGGCAGGGTAATGATTACCCCCACCTATATATTAACTATTATTAAAGTATTAATTATTTATATAAAACCGAGCGAATAGCTCAAATAGAGGGACAAGGATGAATTGCTTACACGAAAAGACTAAGGTCATCAATGTTGTGGTAATTGCAGGGGTAAATAAATAGGCGGTGTGAGGTATGTGAAAAATGCGAAATGATTATAGACTCGCAAGATTACGACGTACAAAAGCCTTGGCCAACAGAGGGGTAAGGGTGATTTTCAACCCTTGGTTTTCTGTCTGATCGAGGCGGCTCCAAAGTTACAAATCAACAAATTCGTATTGGATACCATATAACCAAAATAATGGACTTTGGTTAACAACAGATATGAACGGGTGATATAAACGAAGGGGTATCTAACTTCTTTCTGAAACTGAACATTTCGGAGGATACCCGTTTTTCAGAATCACAGTTTTTTGGGGGAGAAGGGGTTTTTCAAACCGGGGATATCTGTAAACCATACCCGAAAATCAAAATTTCATTTTCCATACTTTTTCTTTTCGTACATTTTCAAGATTGAATCTTGCCAGGAGGATACCTGAATTTCAAGATGTCGAAATCAGAAACCTTATAGAGGAGCTTCGAGATGTCATCTTTTTGAGTTGCAAAAACCATAGGAGATTTTCAAAATCTCAAATGTATTATTTCGCGAACCATAGGCGAATTTCAAGATTTCATCCAACCGTAGGCAAAAGCCAAAACCAATAATTTCAGGAGGTTGAGCTGTTTGAAAAAATGGGAAGAGGTTGAATGCGGTGAAATTCAAGGATTTGAAGGTTATGAATTCAGCGAGAAACTCTCTAATGGCCAAATTGCCGCTGTGTACTTCCAAAGAGTTGACGTTGATTGTTATAACTGTGCATTCTGCATCATGGATAACATTGAGCAATGTGAAAAATGGTGCTCGGGAGATACTGAATTTCATAAAATAAACGGTAGGTGCGGACTTGAGGGTCTTGTTAGGGCATATAGATTAATTCGTTGGTTTATTGAAAATAGGCTTCCTTCAGGTTATAAGTTATATGTTCATGGGGAAGGGAAGAGAGGAAGGGCATATAGGTATCTCATGAGATTGGGATTTAAGATTGACTTCGAAACACAACAAGAGATAAGTTATGTTTTCAAGAAGGATAATGATCTCGATGAATTAAACTTTGCATGGTGAATTGATTATTCTAAATCCGTAAAGGAATTAAATCAAAACGACAGAAACCATTGGATTATTTCGTATTCGTTGAGAAGCGGGGGCCTTTTTTTGCTAAGGAAGCGCCGCGGCCGGATAAAAGCAATTTTTGAAGCACGCTGTTATTATATACGAATTCTTTCCACCAACTTACTCATAGTAACACCACTCGCACGCCCGCGGCGCCCCTTTAGCGATTTTTGAGGTCGGCTGTTAATAATATATAACTTTTCGCAGTAATAACCTCATCGAAGTTAGAACGAAAATTAAAATTAACTTTTATATACCGCTGTTTCTTTAATCTGAAAATCGTTTTTTAAAGCATATATATGCCTTTATAAGAGGTTTTTTATCACCTTAACCCTTTTGCCCTTTGGTACACTTCCGAACCTTTAAAACGCCTTTAAATGACTTTTAAGGTCGTAACTCATTTTTTAGGATAGGAGGGAACCAGATTTAAAGGATAATCAATTTAATCATTGTGTTTTTTGGCCTTTTTAGCCTTGTGAGAAGCTTTTTCTTCTCCTTAGTGTAAAACCATTCGGAATAATTAAAACGCGTGTACGGGAGTGATAGAACTTTTAAAATCGATTCGTGAATTTCTTTTGATGACCGCAATAATACCATTAATAAAAAATGCAAAAACGCGCCCAACAATGGACGCGCGTCAATTATTTTTTTCTAATATCAACTTTTGGACGATCTTTTATTAAATCAACTTTTTCTTGTTTCTTTTTGAGGTTTACAAAAGGCTTTTTCTTTAGATCAATCATAATAAAAACCCTCCTATAACTGTTTTTCGCTTTTAATCGGTTTTGCACTTATAAACTCGCCGTATTCGTTACTTACAATACTGATCCTATCGCCTTTTTTGATGTCGGCTTGCTTAACTTCATCAGGGTATAAAAAGTATTCAGAGCTATCAGTTGTACTGACAAAAATATAATTTCCGTCTTTATCGATTCTCTGAAATTCGTAATAATCAAAATGATTGAATCGTGAATCTGTGCCGGCCTCGGTTTCCTTGTATATTTCTTTTTCCGTTTTTCCTTCTGTGTCATATCTGAAAAGGATGTCTTTGATATCTTCGGTTTCTTTATAATTAAAAGTTTCTTTGTTTAACGCCTTTCCTAATAACTTTTCCCTATAATCAATTTCGCCATTTTGATCAAGTGTAATTTGTTCGTATACGTCCGCGGCTTCTTTCCATTCATGCGCCTGATAAGCAAAATAAACAGCCCCAAGAGATAGTAAACCCATCAAAACACCGATAACAATTTTTTTCATGTTATAACATCCCTTTCATTTTTTATATCAACCAAAATTTTCGATCAAATGAGAGATAGCGAAGTCATCTATTTTCTCTAAATAATCGTAATTACCGCCGCTAGATACGAATTTAGGGTATTTCTTGACAAACTCCCTTGCCATCTCCGGAATAAAATCGTTTATGAAAACTCTTGAATCTTCAATAGAAATTTCATTTTTCGCAATCAAATAACCCGCATTCAAAGCGATATCTTTTTCAATTTCTTGTACGTTGTAAATTTTCATGTCAAACCCCCTTAACCATTGCACAATCCGGCGGCAATTAATGCGCGGGCTGTTCTTCCGTAATTTCCTTGTAGCTTCCAAACAGAACCGGATTTTATAAGCTCCTGAAATCCTTCTATTATCTCTTTATCGGATAGCTTTCCGCCTTCGTAATCAATGATGAATTGAACCTCATCAAACGGCTTTTCATCCATTTCTGGACCTTCTAAAACAAAACCGATTGAAGGACCATAACGAAAATAAAAACGTTGATCATGTCCTACTAAGTCCAAAAGAGTGTTCATGCTGTCCCTATCGCTTGCAGATTCGCCATAATAATCTTTAATGATCTTTTTTGATGTGTCATAAACTAATGTCGTCGTTCCGTAGTGTCTCAAAATCAAATCTTTGCCGTTTAACAGGAACATTTCATAAACTTTTATGCCGTCCCTTGTCAGCCAAGCTTCGTTTTTTCCGTCCATAACCTTTTGATACATCTTTTCAATGATTCCTATTGTTTTTCCGTTCCGCGACATATTAAAACCCCCCTTCATATAGTTTTCTTGTTGTCTCTTCAAAACTAAACCAGGCATACCAGTTTTTCAGATCGCCAGTATGATGCAGTTTTTCGCCTGTCATTTCTTCAAATTTTTTAACAAGCTCCATTATTTCGCGATAAAATTTATCAAACCATTTGTGAGTGTCTACATAGTAAACTAAATTCGGTACACATCCAGAAACACAGCCGTAGGTTAAAACATCCGCGGCGAATTTTCTGCCGCCGTTTTCTTCGATAATTTCCGTAACATGTTTTTCTAGTTTGTTCATTCTGATAACATCCTTTCTATTGATTTTTGAAGCTTATCAGCTCCATTAACGGCTATAACTGAACGTTATAACCGTTTAGCAAATGATAATCACTAAAAAAGTTAATTCATGATTTTTAAAGCCTGTTTCGCAATGTTGAAAAAGGTATCATCGTATGACTTTCTCAAAATCATTTCTAAAACGCCTTTTTCATTTTCTTCAATCGCTGAATAAAGCATTTCTTTGAGTGTTGAAAAATATTGACCGTCATACTCCAGTTCCTCTAGTGAGTTTACAGCTAGTAAAAGATTTTCTTTATTCATGTTTAAACCCTCCTATTTTTGATAAGCTTAAAAGCTCCATTAGATACCCGATTTATAACCGGATATCTTAGCAACTTTCAAACTAGATAGAACGCGCCGTTGATTTCTAACCCTATACATTCTTGAGAAAGTTCACTTTTCATCCGATCGGCAAAATCAAGGACGACCGCTAATGATTCGGGCGTTATTTTATCCGCAAAAGCATAAACCTTTGTAACATCTTCTTTTATAAGGCCGATTTGATCAGAAACGTAAGCGCCGGAAGCCTTGACCGCTGTTGCGCCGCCGAACTGTTCAGACAAGATTTTTAAAGCCTGATCAACATAAAAAGAAGTATCTGCGGCTTTTTCCGCGTCTGTCGTTCCTGGTACAATGATTTCGATCTTTTCTTTTAGCTTGACAGCACCTTTTAACAGTTCCATTTTCGAACACCCTTTCATTTTGTTTTCCTTATAACTTTATTATAAATGATCTTTATAACTTTATCAACTTATATTTTTCTTTTTAGTTATAATAGTCTGCGACTTTATTCGACAACCTGCATTGCCTTCAAAAGTTCCCAGCCACTTTCATCATAAATAGCAACGACTTTTCCGCCTTTATCTACGTTTTTAAGTCCCCAAGCGTCTACCCTGTCCCAACTAATGAAAACAGTTGGTTCGTGTTCTGCATTAGGATCGTAATAAAATTGGCCTTTTTCATTTTCCCCGGTCTTAAAAATTTCCGCTTTCCTATAATCGTGACTGTGGTTGAGTTTTTCAAATTCTTGATTATTGCTAACGCATTCGCCGGCTTGATTATCAACATTTTTGCAACCGCCCAAAACTCCAAAAGAAACAGTAAGCGCACTTAAAAAATATACGGCTCTTTTAGTTTTTGGAATCCTAATTCGTTTTGCTGGAATGGATGAAACAAGCTGTGCGCCTTTGTCTGTTTGTTCTTGAAAATACGCGAATAAACATTCTTTGATATCTTTTTGCATTCTTTGACTCCTCCTATAATTAAGCCGCTTTTTGTAAATCGCTTTTCTTTTCTTGTTCTTTTTGATCCTGATATCTTTCCCAACTGATAGCAAAAATCAACTTTAAAGCATTTTCTGTTTTCACCCTGATTCACTCCTTTAATTTATGTATTAAGCAACTGCCGCAACGTCCGAACCTTCCGGACTTATTGGAAAAACGTCCACAATTTCATTATAAGGATAGCAGTTCATAAACCTTGTACAAGCATCGATCTTATGTTTAGCGTAAACTGTCTTACTTTGTACAAGACCACCACCTTTATATATGATTTTAAAATGGGACATAGTGAAAACCCCCTTTCTCTTAGTGAATATTCGCGTTATGTGGGGAACGAAATTCATTCCCTTTCATTCAACTTAATTATACAACATTATTATAACTAATTCAAGTAATAATCGAATTTCGGTTATAAAAAATAAGTTATAAAGGGATAGATGAAGCCGAAGAAGAACGCGCATAAAACGCCGTATGTATTCGCCTGATATACGCGTCTTATATAAAACCTCTATATGCATCGCCTATATAACGCATATATAAAACGCCTTATATTACCCTTTATATATAAAGCCTATATACATAACGCATATATAAGCTATATAAAAATGCATCTATGCAGAAGCAAACAAACCTAATAAACAAACGCAATTCATTCGCCTTATATTCATTGGTGTATGTGTTCGCTTGTATATATTCGCTTTATGTGTATAGTGTGTAAGTACGTATTATAACTAATGATATATGGATTGTATGTATATAGTTATATTGGTTATAAATCTAATAATATATGTACTTACAATATATGTATCATATAGTGTAATGTATATTGATATAGAATATAGAACAAATATTCGCATGTGATCAACGACATGAACAAAGAACATTGATTAATAAATGATTAATGATTGATTGATCATTGTTTGCTTTGTTTGTTCGTTCAATTGATCGTGTGTAAGTGAGTGCAAAGAATCATTTGATTGTTCGTTTGCTTGTGTGTACTGAATGAGTGAAAAGGTTTGCTTGCTTGTGTCGTTCGTTGCTCGCTTCGGTCTAGTCGCTTGTCTGTTGGTTGTATGCATTGGCTGGTGATCGTGTGTATTGGTTAGCAAGGATGAAAAGAGAATGAATAAACTTCGATGTGCTTTTGTTTGTTCGTGTACTTGATCAGTCGTGTTGTATGGTGTGGTTGTGAATGATATTTGTTGGTTTGGGGTGCTGTTGACGTGCGTTCCTGTTAATGTTCGATCCCTAGCGCCGAGAAAACCAAAAACAATCATAAAAATTAACTAAAAGATGCCAATGAACAGCAAAGGAGCGGACAAACGGAAAGACGCGTATTTCATATAATGTTTATTATACGAAAAAGGTATAAGACCGGGTGTTTTACGAAATTGACCAACCGAACGCCCGAAAAAATTCCGAACTCCCCACCTCTCTCACCCAAGAAAAAATCCGGACCTTCCGAAAATCCATCGAAAACAAATAGCAAAAGAATGCTCGTAACTCGAAGTCGAGCAAAAAACGATATTCGAAATAAGAGTGATTTGAAAGGGGGAGGGGGTGTTTAAAAATTTGATAAATAAGAGATTTTATGTCCGAGGGTGGGGGGGTATATTCGAGAGAGATTCGAAAAGGAATATAAGGAGAGTTACCTTTTAAAAAATCCGTTTTGCGTGTAAGATAAAAATGTTATAAAAAAGGAGGGGTTTTGTGAGTGAATTTGGTATGGATGACTCTACATTGAGCGCTCTTCTGGACTTTCTGTTAGAACTGCATCAGAAGAATGATAAGCTTGATGAAGCTTTAGGCGCTACAGTTGAGTTCATTAGTCATGAATGCGACAAATTAGAAGGGATTATAATGGATTCTATGGGAATCCCAAAAGACAATACGCTTGAGCAAATTAAAAAATACGGCTCTCCGGAGGGATATTTCAAGGAAGATACTTTCTGTCGCGATGGATATGCCGATTTGTTCTACTCATTCATAACAGGGGAAATCCCCAAAGAGAAGCTGATTTTTAGTTTAAAGAACCAAAGAATGATTGATGAAGAGTAAGGTAACTGAAATTATGACCCCAAAATAATGGGGTTTTATTTTTCTCGCTTTTCCTTGTCTTCATTCGAAAAAAGTGTCTGTATTATCTCATCTATAGTCACAAATGATTGATAACACTCATCACATAACAGTATTGTTTGCTTACCTTTTCGCGGTTTATATTTTGTTAGGCGTTTTTCTGTACTTAACTTACTGCAACTGTCGCAATTTCGGGTTCTAACTATCAAGACTCATCACTCCTTACATACATTTTAACATCCAAAGAATGTAATTAAAAAGGATTTTTTTTGATATAATTGGATTAAGATAAAGAAAAAGTAAAGGAGCTAAAAACATGGGAGATGTTAAAAGGAAGTTATCTGATATACCAGGTTTTGAGAATCAAATTCATGCGTTTTCCAAATTCACACCATACATAGACAGTCTTGTTGATGGAAATCTATATATGAATAACTTTCAGTATTTTATTGATAGAGAATTAGAGACTGGAGATAGGGGCGTTGGAGACAAATATGAGGTTTCAAACCATTATTCTGATGTATATTTGAGGTTTTATAACAATTTAACTGGAGAATTACTTGGGGAAGGACCGGCTGATAAAGTTTATTCACAAAAAGAAGAAGACAAAAGGAGACCTGTTTATTGCATGTTTTGTCTCCATAGCGGGAACTTAAATGTTGTCGGAGAAGATGATGATTGGTATTATACCGAACTTGATTTAACAAAAGAAGAAAAAGAAAAAATGATAAATGAGTTTAATGATCAAGCTTTGCTTATCAACCCCAATCCATTTATAGAAAGAGTTGAAAAGGCAGGAAAAGAAAAAGGCTTTATACTTGCTAAAGGTCTTGTAGAATATGATGATTTTTCAATCAATTCTGAAAAGAGAATAGAATCTTATAGACAACAAAACAGGATTTTCTTTTGGAAGGATCATTTCTTTAAAAACCAACATGAATATAGAATTGTGGTAACAAATACTGAAAGAGAAGTAAAAGACCCTTTAATTTTTAACATAGGAAATATCGATGATATTTCTTACAGAGTAAACGCCGAGCAATTTTTTCAGGATTTTCAACTGAAAATAAAAAAGAGAAAATAGAATCTGGCTCATGCCAGGTTTTTTGCATTATTTAAAGTGAAAGCAAGGAAAAACAAAATTTGCAAACTCGGTATGATGAGGTGTTAAAAAACAGGAAGAAATAAAAAAAGAAATCGATGACGTTCTGTTTAAGCGAGAGATCACCAACCAAAGACGCTCGGAATTTCACAAAAATTATAACCAACTATCACTCGACGCTTATCAAAACGGTGGGGAGTTGCAAGCCTTATCTTTCGCAATCAGGGAAATAAAATGCTTTTACGATACAATAAACGAAAGTAACTAAAAAAGAGGCTAAACGGAGCCTCTTTCTATCCTGTGTTTATTAAGACCCGAACCTATCGGCTACTATGTGTGTGTTATTGTTTGATTTGACGTAGTACGAAGCAGTTGTAATACCAACAGCACCTAATAAAAGAACGGCACAAATTAGTAATTTAGTTTTCATGTTCAAACCCACTCCTTTGAATTTGTCTTCTCGCACTCACGGCAACACGGTAAAGTTCCAACGCATCGTGAACCTTCTCTTCTCTTTCTAAGAGTTCAGCCCCAACGACTCCGTATTCTTCCATGTCTGCATACATGCCCTTCTCTTCGAAGAACTTAAAAGTATCTCGTATCAAGTCCATATCGTATTCTAAATAAAGTCCTTTGATCATTTTAAGCTTTGCCAGTACATCAGTATCCCGGTATTTTTCGGCTAGTTCGTAACCCTCCGAGTATAGGTCATTCACTTCGTTCCATTCGGTTTGCTTGGCTTTTACGTGTGTGAGGTTAAACATTGCCTTCGGGAGAAAGCTATGATTTTCCTCTCTATACAGGTTTAGGGCTTTTTTCAGATGATTGGAGGATTTATCAAGTTCTTCAAGTTGATTATAACATATTCCGATATTCATGTGTGCTGTACCTGATAAATGAGTGGCGCGTTGTTTTAACGACTCCTCTAATGCAGTATTCAAATTATGTAACGCCTTTTCGGGGTACATCTTATCTAGCCAGTTTCCGGCAATAATGAATTGACATTGTATCATCCGTTCTCCGTAGGTTTCGTGGTTTTTGAATATGTTGTAAGCGCGAGTTGCATAATTCATCGAGAAGAACGTCTGTTTCATATGATAATATACTTCAGACAATTTGAAATAAAATTCTGCTTTTTCCACTTCATCACAATCGAAAGAGTTGAGTTGGTTCTCGGCTGTCCTGTAAAAATTTAAAGCGTGTATCAATTCTTTTTGCCTGAAATGATACATTCCAGCGAAGAAATTGTAATAATACTCAAGCATTCCTTCGAGTGTTTGCGTCTGTCTGAGTGCTTGAAACTCCCTAAAACGGCTTTCAAGATCACCGCCAGCTCCTGAACTTAAATAATCAAGTTGGAGTTGATGCCTAAACTCCAATAGAGAGTAATAAATCAAGGCGTCTTGGTTCTCTTCCATTGAATTGATAATCTCTCTCACTTCATTTTTTGTTTTTTCCGCTTTATCCGGCCAGTTATTCACCAATGCTTTATACCAAAAGTTCATTTTTGTCGCAACCAAATCATACGGAATTACGCTCACCTATCCTCTTCCCTTCACTCAAGATTATAAAATTTTCAGAAAATTAAAACATCATTTGGAAGTTTCCTTTTTCTACATAGTAAATATTCTACATAATTAACGGTCTTTTGACAACCATATATTGTTATTGATCTTGAAAAAAGTTCCTATATATAGATGGCGATGCTGTTCACTTGTTCGTTGAAATGTCCCAACCAATATCGTATCCTTTTAACGGGGGTTGAAAGCGAATGGATTATGAAACTAAAGGATACGATACGACGATCGTATACGACTACAAAGAGTACCCGGACGTTCATCACGGACGGTGTGATAACTGCGATTATACGCTGTTTAAAAGTTCAGTTAAAGACGGCGTTTTCTTGCGTGAGTGTCGTCGGTGCGGAATGAAAAAGAGTATATAAGAACACACAAGCCCGACTCATGCTGGGCTTTTTTCTCTTCGTTTTGGGATTTTTGTCCTGATCAATATGATTCATTTTCATGGGTGTACAGGATTTATTCACCAATTCATTTCCGTATAGTGGTAAACTCTATACTGATTGTAACCATTAGTATTAGAGGAGAATGCCATGAAAACCTTGGATGTTCAGGCGTTGCACAATGCAATTGATCAAACGCTGGAACAATTAAAACAACAGTCAGAAGAAATCGCCAAAGTCAAAAAGGCCGTTGAGGGCATCACGTCTCTTGACGATGCGTTAAAAGGAAAAGGCGGCGACGCGATCCGTGCCTTTTACGAGGAATGTCATACCCCATTCTTGAAGTTCTTTGAATCCTTTATCGAGGAATATCAGTCAGCCTTGAAAAAAATGAAAAAAGAGCTTCAATCATTGGAACCGAATCATAACGGATTTATTTCACAAGCCTTTCTCGAACACGAATTGGAACAAGGCTTGAACGCGGCCGATCGAACAACAAAAAACCTGGTGTCTAAAGCCAACGCTACGATCGCAAAAGTCAGCCACATTGTCGATTTGCCTGATTTGAATGACACCGATTTTCATGAACAAAATCGAAAAGCGATGAAAGATATCAATCAAACGATCGAAAAACTCCATACCTTCGACCGCGAACAGACTAATGCGCTAAAAACAGCCGAAAATGATCTTGAGACGATGCAAAAGTACATTACAAGGCTCGAGAAAATGTATACCGGGCCTAAAATTGAAATCACCGGCTATCAAAAAGGATCGATTTCAAAACCAGAAGAAAACGCGAACATCAACGGACCTGTCGGCGGCCTTCAAGGAGAGCTGGAAAATGCCGAGCCATCTCCGATGGAAGTCATGCTGAAAAAACTGTCCGATCAAGAAGACTCTGAAGTCGATTCACTGGCCAAAGCAGACCGTTCCAAAAAGATCGATACAGGTATTCGCGTCATCAATGGCAGAGTGTATAATATGAAGGGGTACAAAAAGCTCGGTTCTGTCGATGTCACCGATGAAATCGGTACAGGCAAGGAATTCGTCGGCGGTTCATACACGCTTTATTCAAACGGTCAAATTGTTCGGAAGTACATATCCGGCGGTGAAGTGAAGTACGAGCTTGTCAGACGCATACCTGAAAATAGGGTGAAGAAAAGCGACATTGAAAAAGCCTTTGATTGGGCTAAAGACACAGTTGGAGAGTTGTCCGGTGGATATGATGGTTACAGAGCGATAACAGGTGTTGATCCTGTGACCGGCGAAAAACTATCTGTCACTGACCGTATCCTGTCCGGTGTTTCTGTCATACCCGCTACTAAAGTAGTCAAGGTAGGAAAATACGTTTTTAAAGCGAATAAAGGTGCGAAAACGGTTAAAAAGGTTTCAAATGTTGAAAAGAGCGCTAAAGGTACTAATAAATCACTATTGCCTAACGAAGGAAAAGTTGGAACGTATAAAGAACTGATTAAACAAGGTACTGCCTTTGATAATATTACTCCTCACCATATGCCGTCTGCCGCTAAAATGAAACAGTCGGGTATAAAAAGGAACAATGGTATTAGTATGAACATGGAACAACCACATCCTGGCACCGGAGGTAGACATCGTGAGACATATACCTATGGTTTATCAGGTCAAAAATTGAATGATTATCTAAAACTTGGTTACCGCGATGCTTTAGCTCATGATATTTGGGATGCTCGGAAAATTTATATAAAAGATGGTTTATACAATTCACAGGTAAAACAAGGTTTAAAAGACGTAATGAAGAAAAATAGAGAGCAATACCCACATTTATTTGATAAGTAAAAATGGAAAGGGTGGGATTATTTGGATATTAAGCCGGATTTGAAAAAAATATATGAAAACCGTTTGTTGGAAAGTGAAGATGAAGTACAAGAGTTTGAAGAGTCCTTGGCAAAGGTTCTTGATTATGGAGACGTATCGGTTATCCCAGATTTATGTAGGGCTTTCGATGACGATACTGAACAATTCGAGGTTATGTTTGGCTTAGTTCACGGAATTGAGAGGTTATACAAAAATAATATAGAAGAAGGACTAACTTACATTGCTATAGCTGTTCCAGAGCTTCTTAGCCGAGCTGAAGAATGGGTTGAAATCTTACATTACAGGATTCTCAACCATCCTGAAGTAAGATTAGCTTATCGTAATGTGTTATCAAAACTTGATTCATCAATAGTTGTTAATATTAAAGATTTATTAACTGAAATAAAGAATGAGGACCCTGATATGTTTAGTGTGTCTGTAGATGAAGTAATTAGTGATATCTAAACCTTGGTTGGCTTTGTCCTTTCAAGGTTTTTGTTAAGGATGGGGGAAATTTTTGAATATCCAAACAGAGTTGAAAAAATTAAGAGATAATCGGTTACTAAGAAATTCTGATGAAATAAATGAATTCGAATCGGCCATCGCTAACATTGTTGAATTAGAGGATGCAGACCATATTGAATACTTGTGTCAGGGATTCGATGATTCTACAGAAGAGGATGAAGTTATGTTTGGTTTGATCCACGCTATTGAATCATATGATAACAAATTTGACGGAGAGATAACTTTGAAGAAGTTCGCTGAGGCTGTTCCAAGTATGTTGCCTCACCCTAAAGAATGGTCAAAAATTATGCATAAGAGAATTTTAAATCATGAACCTTCTAGGATCACTTATTCAAAGATCATCAAAGAACTTGATAAAGAAATCCAATCTAAAATCGTTGACCAGTTAGTTGAAATTAAAAACAAAAATCCTAAACGATTTGAAGCGAGCGCTAACCAAATTATCGAGCATTTATAAAGAGATTTGATTTTGCACCGATAAGACTATCGGTGTTTTTATTTTGTGAAAAAAGTTTCCTAAAAAACCCCAATATGGTAAAATGTTAAATGTTTAACTATCTCAAAAAATCTATGGAGGGATTTATCTATTGGGTGAACTTTTAAACATTGTCTTAGGTATTATCGCATCTGTACTAACCATAATTAGTTTTAAATCGGCAAAAGAAGCTTCAACTGAAATAACGCAGACTGGTGATAACAATTCTGTATATATTGATAATAAAAAAGTCAATATAAATAACTTTTTGATGCCTACCCAAAAACAAATTATTAAAATAGAGCGTATTATCGAACGCGTTGTAGTGCGTGAGAAAAGGGAGAACTCTGCTGATATCATTTGGATCATCATTGCTTTTGTATTATTTACTTTGTTTGGTGCGATCTATATGAGTTATTCTTTTCTTTTCGCTACAATTCTATTAGCTTTATTTGTATTTCGGTTCATTTTATACATCCAGTATTCGAATGCGATAAGAATTTACTCTGATTCATATGATAAAAGTAAATTCATCATCTGCTCCATTCAACGTCTAATTTTATTTTGTATTCTTCTCAGCCTAATGTTTTTTTCAGTTCCTCAAGAATTGCAGAAGGTTGTTGCTCATACTAAATTTGATTTTTATTCCTTGCTAATGAAAGGCGGCGGAACTTCTTTAGCGAATTGGGCTGACGGAGTAATTAAATACATCCGAAGTATCTGGAATACAACTCCTTTTTATTTCTTCTTGTTTAGAAGTGTCGGAGTAATCGGCCTTACTTCTGGAATATGGTATATAACAGGTAAAAGCGTCTTGCCGATATATTCACATAATATTGAAAGATGGAAAGCTTTATTGTCGGAACTTTGTTTTTTTATTTTTATCGCTATTGTTTTTTTCGCACTCTATCCTTGGATATTCTTAGATACAAAAAACGCTGTAGAACCCATAGTGATTGAATGGTTACGGAAATAAACTATATAAGCCCTTTAGAGGGCTTTTTTTATTGTGATGAGAAGTTGAAGTGAGCACCAATAAATTGATTCTTTATTATAACTAAAATAAAATTAAGTCGTAAAAACAGTTATAAGGAGGGCGTCTAAATGGACGTGATGGAGTACATTTTTAAGAAAGCAATTATTGAGGGAGCGAGAAGCAACACTGAACAATTGGTCGAAAAATTTAAGGCGGGAGAAGAACTAACCAGAGAAGAGGTTGAACGTCTCCTGACAACTACTGTTTGTGCATTAGGTATTATCCGGGAGGAAATCCTTGAGCCTGTTCGTGAAGAATTTGAAAAAGACCCGTTTTTTCAACCATTTAAAGATACAGATGGTCCATTGCATTAGAGATGGCGAGAGGGCTTCGGTCCTCTTATAAATAAAAAGCCACGACCAGAAAGGATGAGAGAGTGTGGAAAATGGATTAGCTACTACAATAAGTGAAATTTTAAATGCACTAAGTCCATTTATTATAGGTTACTTAATTTTTTCTGTAGTGTTATTTGTTTTCGTTTTTTCATTCATTATTTTTGTTGCCATTAAAGTGATAAAGGGGCATAGGGAGTTTGAGAAGCGGAGAAAAGAAAATGGTAGCGGTTAAAATGCCGTTCGGAAAGGACGAAAAATGCAAAGACATAAGCTGAAAATTTTGCCGGAGTATTTCGATTATGTTTGTACCGGCGAAAAATCTTTCGAGATAAGGAAAAACGATCGGGGTTTTAAGGTCGGTGATTTGCTGGAGCTTCACGAGTATATTCCCGAGAAAGATGAATTTACAGGACGGGTTGTAGTTCGTGAAGTAACGTATATGACTGACTACGCTCAAAAAGAAAATTACGTCGTTATGGCTATTGATATAGCTTGACACGGGAAGGAGATGGCGAAATTGACGGAAGAACAAGTGTATGAATTTAAGTCAACACTCGATTTTTTTCTCGAAAATATGGAACTCGTTGCTCACCAAGTCGAATTGAATGCAGTTTTAATGAGAAAAGCAAAAGATGCACTCATGAAAGCGGGTTTTACTGAAGAACAGGCATTAGAAATCATAAAAGCAAGAGGGGCAATGTTGTAATAAAAATCAATGGTTCAGAGAAGAAAAGGTGGAAAAACGGTGACTAAAGAGTTAATAAATGTTGGTTTATATGGTGGTAAAAGCATATTCAGGAGGTAGAGGGATGAGAAAACCAATGGTGTTGAGCGAAGAAGAGGTATTGAACAGTGTAGGAACAATGATGATAATGACTGGTGCAACGCGGTTGGTTGAACATGAAGGAATGACACCGCACGAAGCTTTACAACAGATGGAACGTGTAAAAAATTCGGTGTTTCATGTGCTATCTGAAATCCATCGCGAAGTAAATCAAGCGGAAAAGGAGGTAGAGGAATGAATTATAAACTAAGTCCGAGACTTAAACGATATTTCGATGATATTGAAATAAAGAAGATGATGAACAACAATATTTTTGAGTTTCAAAAGAAACGACAGGAATTTTTCAATTCAGAAATTAGAAGGGTGTTCGATCATTTCGGTTTAACGTTTGATGAAGTGAAGAAGCGCGCGAAGTTCGGAACCGATATAGACGGAAATCAGATTCTTTGGATTGACGATAAACAAGTTTTGACCTTTTCGATGCCGGAGATTTCAGGCGCTCAAGTGATACAGCGGGTCAAGCGGCTTTATAAGGAGCGGCGGAATGATGCCTGAAAAAATAATTGATGAAGTAAATTATTTAATGACTTTGACTGATGATGAATTAAACGAATTATTAATTAGTGAAAAATATAATAAAGCAAACTTGCGCGAGCTGGTAAGACGGACTTTGAAGGTTGCGAATGAGTATAAAAAAGCCTTTGAGTACGAGACAAGCGAAGAGAAAAAAGAAACTGATGAATCTTTAAAGCGTTATGACCGAATGGAGGCGGAAAACGAGCGGTTGAAGAAGGCGCTGAAATTAATCCAATCGAAGTCGGAGCTTCCCGAAGAACCAGTCGATTTAGTTCCGATTACTGAGCTATACGAAATAAATTTACACGCAAAGGAGGCGCTAAGATGAGCGAAATTAAATAAAGCAAAGGAGTTGATGCTCTATGTAGCAATATGAGGATGTTTACTACAATTAAGAAAAAATCAAACAAAGGGGATTGAGAAATGAAAGGTATTGCAAAACTGAATAATTTGTTCTCTAGGATTAAGTTTCTTCCGAAGACGGGAAATCGACTGAAGCAAACTTTTATTGAAGGGGGCAGAGTGTTGCAACCGACCAAAGCCACGACACTCTACCACCCGGCGCTTCCCAAGAGTGAGAAGCATACCAATTATATCATGTTTTCTCTCTTTTTTGCAATTCAGCTTTTACTATCGCCTGTCGTCCAAGCGGCTGATAAATACCAAAATTTCGCGGAATTACAGGCAAACGAAGACCCTGCAAACTATAACATCGAGAGTGTAAGTCATGATCACTCTGTTCTTATATTCGCTCCGCATGGTGGAGGTATCGAAGGGGGAACAAGTGAAATTGCACGTCACTTGAGCGCAGGTTATTCGATGTATCTGTTTGAGGGACTAAAGTCTTCTGGAAACTTCGATTTACACATCACAAGTACAAATTTCGACGAACCCACCGCATTAAAAATGATCAGCAAACACCAATACGTCATATCTCTTCATGGTTATCGGGATAATAAAGAGCATGTCATTGTTGGTGGCTCTGACACCCTGAATGCGGCTCGCTTAACGGAGATTTTAAATGATGCAGGAATTTCAGCAGAACATAGAACAAGCGGCTCTCTAGCTGGAGTTGATCCGGGGGAACATTGCGAATAAGTGCATCACAGGTAAAAGCATCCAGATCGAGATGAGCACACCGTTACGGAAATCCATGTTCGAAACGTTCACATTATCAGGAAGGTCTGGTTCTCAAAACGAAAGATTTTATTTGTTCACTAATTTATTAACGACTTTCATCAAGGACACTTATGAAAGCGGGGTAAATGAGTAATGTTTACATTTATCCCGGCAGAATGGAATATCTTTACGGACAAAACGAATGCAAAAGAAACAACTGATGGTTTGAATGCTGTAATACACGCCGCACAAAAAGCAGGACACACTGAAATTTTTATTCCTAGAGGGAATTATTTAATTGACGGTGTAAATGAAACAGGGAAAACGCCAGAGGAAGGTGCAGGGATTCGCCCGCCTTCTAATATCAAAATCCTTATGCACCCCGAAACGGTTCTCAATGTAAAACCGAACGGTTCGTATGGGTATTCTTGTTTCCATCTGGAAACCGTTGAAAATGTCACGATATCAGGCGGGAAGATCAGAGGGGACCGGTACGAACATGATTTCACAGGGCATGGGGACCTCAAAGAAAAAGATACTCACGAATGGGGATTCGGAATTAATATCCAAGGTTCAAAAAATATCATCATCGAAAATGTAGACATCACAGGTTTAACAGGAGATTGCATTTTCATATGTGCTAAAGGTCTGCTTAATGTCCCTTGGACAGATTACACGCCATCCCAAAACATAACCATCCGAAATTGTATTCTTGATGGATCACGCCGGAATAACATTTCTGTAACAGCCGGCGAAGGAGTTTTGATTCAAAGAAATGTTATCACAAACGCAGGAATTAATGATGGATGTAAACCAGGATTCGGTATTGATATAGAGGGGTATGGAGAAGGGGATATTGATTTCGAAGAACCGAAGAACATCATCGTTTCCAAAAACACTTTTATCGGCAATGTTAATCAGTCAGCCTGTAATTATAACGGGTATGGAGTGGTGTTCGAGGGGAACTATTCTGACAATTCCATTTCATACGGGTATGGCACCGACACAGTTCTGTTTGATAACGTATTTAGTCGTGAGGACAAAAAGCAAGTTGCCATAACTGCTTTAGGGGTTTCTAACGGTAAGAAAGCCAATAATGTGTCTATCAAAGGGAATGTAGTCAAAGGCTTTAGTAGTGGTATAGATGCGCGTGGAAAAGGTATTGTCGTAACGGGGAATGCACTTTCAGAATTAGGTGGCGTTCCGATATCGACGTATAAAGCTGAAAATATCCTTATAACAAATAATATCGTTCACGAATGCAAGGGAACTCTGTGCAAGACCTTTCAATCAGGCGATGTTTTCATTCAAGGAAATAAGTTCAGCGATTCTGATGTAACTGCTTTCGAAATTGTGGATTCCGTTAACGTTAAATTGTTAATGAATGACATAAGGAAATCAAAACAAGGTTTTAGGATCATGAGTTCAAGTGCAAAAATAATGGATAACATCATCGACTTATCAGAACATGAATCTCCGTCATACGGAATTTACTTTGACAAGTTCAGTGATGTAATTATGAAGCGGAATCATTTTGAAGGTCTGCGAAACATGGCTATCTACGGAGACAGCAAAGAAGGTCGGAAAGTCGAATTGAAACAAAACGTTATCAAAGATTTCCGGGCCATTATCCCGGTCTATATTGTCGGAGGAAAAGATCATAAAATCACAGACAATGACATCACTTTTAATCGTTCTTCGGACGGAGGATACGGCATCTATCTCAAAGATACAGATAACGTTATGATAGCTGGAAATTCTGTTCTGAATAATTCTCCGTTCAAAATTGCAAGCCACATTAAGACGAACGAGTCGGTTAATTCTAAAGTGATCAATAACACTTTGTGCAAAAGCGGTAAATTACTTTTGAATGAAACCGATTCAGAGTACGGAAATATATTGATCTAAGAATAAAGCTGACGAATATTATGATAAGAGGGGGATTGCGACATGTTCTTGATATTGATTTTAACAGGCTTATTTGTTGTTGACGCAATAGGGATTGGACTTCGGTTGCATCTTACGCATTTTCGTATATCCCCCTTTTAGTTGTGATCACTGCGGTTTCGATATTTATGTCTTTCTACACAATAATCAAATGGATGGACAAATAGGGGTGTGTCAGTATGGCTGATGAAAAAGTTTGCTCTGTGTGCGGAAGAGAAGTTTTCCCTGACTATAATTTCTTTGATCGAGATGAAGTCTGCGATAGATGCTGGAAAGAATGGGAGCAGGAAAAGAGAGAACAGGAGCATGAATATTGGAGATCGAGGTTATGAAACAGCCGATTATTTGCTTGGCTTAGGCGTTTAGAAGAATGGAGGATGAAGATGAAAGAAGAATACGAACATCCAACACACAGGTTCAACAGTAACGGAGAATTGGTCCCTATTCAACCGCCTTTAAGCAGGAAACAGCGCAGGATGATCAAGCAAGTTCAAAAACGCAGAATCAAAAAATTAAAGAAAGCAAGACTTCAATTAGAGCGGGAGAAGATTAAGTATGACCAAACGGAGAAAGCCAAAACTAAAAGAAAAAATACGGGTAGTGACAGATGATTTCGACCATCCATTTAAATCAAATACATTGGTCGAGGTAACAGAAATACTGATTATGGTGTTGTTTGGGCGAAGGATAAGTCGGGTATCTTAGGTTGTTTAATTCCTGATGATTATGTTTTTGAGGACTCTATAGAAAAATAGAGTCCTTTTTATAACCAATTGGTTGAATTATTATGGTTATAGTGATAATATTCAGATATAAAAATAAAGGGAGGAAACTGGATGTTCTTTTTGCATGATATTTGGATTAACTGGATCGAGGGAGCGATTAAAGGGTATCAAGTACCAGAATTCTTCGAATGGCACGCTAGTGATGATGTTACTCTTATGGATGTTATACCATTAATAAAAGTTGAGGAAGGGTTCTTCGATTACGTTGAAGATGGGATTAACGAATTGCCGTCTGATCTTATGCAATTAGTGAAAAACAGTGCTTGTATGTACAAAAAGAATGAGAAGGTCAATATGAGCGCGTTCGTCATAACAGATGGCAGGAGGATTTTAGCTGTCGATCCTGTAGATTCGAATTCTCCTTCCAAGAAGAGCAGACTAACTCTTCGTCATGAGCGGAAGATTTTGGAGATGGTCGAAGGAGTAGAGCCTTTGAAGTTTGAGTACACCCCACTTCCTGAAGGTGATTTTGATTTCTTCAATGCCCCCGAACAGTTTATGTATGGTTTGACGAGGACCGAAAGAGAAGTGAAATCTTTGATCTTTGAAGGATTAATTTTAATGTATCCTGATGAGGATATCGCTAAATTAAGATACCTGTATCATGAGTGGGATTATAACAGTATAGATTCGATTAATGATTTAGAATTCAAAGACTTAATGGTTAGGTTATTATCGGAGGTTTCAATTGGTTTTCACCAAGGTCATAAAGACCTTGCTAAAGCGATTGCTAATACAGATGATATAATAAATTCAAAGTACAAATATATCATTGAAAGGAAGAACATGATTGGCTAGGAAAAGTTGGGATCAATATTTTATGGAGCAAGCAGAACTTGTCTCTACCCGCGCGACTTGCGACAGGTTGAAGGTTGGTGCTGTTCTAGTTAAAGATAACAGGATAATTGCTACGGGTTATAACGGTTCTATTTCTGGTACTGCTCACTGCGATGACGTAGGCCATCTTATGTACGAGAATGGTTGTAAAAGGACAATACATGCGGAGTTTAATGCTATTTTACAATGTGCGAAATATGGTGTTGCCGTAGATGGCGCCACGGCTTATGTAACTCATTATCCATGCCCGTCTTGTATGCAAGCTTTAAATCAGGCTGGCATCAAGAGAGTGGTTTATAGGTATTTCTATAAGCATAGATACGAAAACGATTTTGATCAAGGGATGGAAGTGGTTCAATTTGAAGGGGATAATTAGAAGAGTCGATGTTTTAGGTAGGATTGTATTACCGAAGGCTTTTAGAGAAGCTTGTGGTATTAATTCAGGAGACGAAGTTGAAATCGTTATGAAGGGGAACGGTATTTATCTTCAAAAACACAACAGATACGCTAGGTGTGCTATGACGGGGGAAGTTACAGAAGATATCAAGGTATACGGGAACGGAATTTTTTTGAGTCGAAAAGGGCGTGAACAATTATTGGAGGATTTAAAAAGAGAAGGGGATTCTTGAGAAGCAACCTTTAAAACTAGGTACTGTTATAACCGTATCGATTTGATTTTAACATTATATTAGTTATAAAATTAAGGTATAAAGATTTGATTTGAACTTCGTGGAAGAAATGGAGGAAACAGAATGAAAGTCAGGGTTAAGGAGTTAAACGAAGATAAAGCGATCTTGGAAGTTCATACTACCAGTGGAATTAAGGAATTGGTTGTTTCAAGAACGCAATTTGGGCATTCTTATGACGACTTTTCTTCTTGGGATATTTCTGATCAGAATTATTACGACTTAGAAGATTTGGTTGATAATGTGATAGCTCGTATGAGTGGAACCGCATCGTCGTTGGAAGTCGAATGGGAGGTTTAAGAATGAAAATTATTTCGAGAAAAGAAATGAATGCCGCTGATTTTGCTTCCGAATTGTTTGGGGTTATTCCTATAGGTCAAGCTAAAGAAATTTATCGGAATATTGAACATTATACAGAGGCTAAGAAAAACATCATTATTGACCTCTTGAGGGCAAACCCAAGAAAATACATTGCGGCTTTATTAAAATATGACGACTAAAACATTCGATGACTTATATGCCGGGGTATATCTGGATGTGGTTCATGACAAGGATTATATCTATTCCTCCGGCTTTGTTGGTTTTTGTAAGGTTTGCAATCGGTTAACCCGTTGGACATCGATCCTATATGGGTGCTACGCATGTAGTGAGGAATGTATAAGGCATCTCGATAGGAGTGGGTATTTTGATTTCATGGAAAGTGATTAGGGATGATGCTGTTGTATTCGAGGGACCTATTGAACTTGCAGTATTGCACTTGAAACAATTTGGAGAGAAATTCAAACTAAAAGTCTTTATAAAAGAAATGGAGATATATGTTGTTGATTCGAAAGTCGAAGTAAGCAGATCAGAGCTTATAAAACAAGGTATGAAGAGAAAACAAATAGAAAAATTCAGGAAGTACAAGGGTTTCGTTAACGACCCCGGTTATAAATTCTGTACCCATTGCAAATTGAGCAAACCCTTAGATGCTTTTGGTTTCAGGTCTAATAGCGAAGACGGCAGAGCAAGGCAATGCCGCGAGTGCGTGAATAAAAAGGCAAAGAAGTATAGGAATCGCAGAACGAGGAAGGAAGAAGAAAAGTGAAATTGCAGAATGTATTGGAAAAGTTTAAACAGCAGGGAAATTATGCAGTGTCTCTTTTTTATGGTGAAGGTATGGGGTGCGACGATTTAGGTGTTCCGCAAGAAGAGAGAAAGATTCAAATAGTCATGCACCCGGTTGGATATTTAGGTGGTGTCAGGAAGTTGGTTGTAACTAATTTGAAGGAATTAGAGGATTTTGATTTTGAGCAAAAACCTAAAGTTATCAGTAACCCACCGGAAACCCATGAGTATTCAGAAAATGGAGTTTATATTTGGGGAACAGAAGAGGCGATTAAAAAGTTTGTTTAACGATCGATGTATAGCTTCGAGGACGCCTTCGCCAACACAACCGTTTGATCTTTGATTGGTCAAGGCGTTCAGTTAGTAGTGATAAAAGGAGGATGCCTTGTGGGTGATAAGGTAATCAGAGCTTCGGACAATGAAGAAGTAAAATATGACATTATCGATTTTAAGAAACTCACAACGGTCATGAAAAGGTTTTTGGGTAGCAAAAAATCTGATCCGGAAGTAACGAAGTGGTATAAGGTAGAAGATGGTCTTCATTTTATGGCGACAACATTAGGGTCTGCGGTTTACATTCTTTTCAAAAACAAATATGCCGGTACTTTTAATAAAGCGACTGGAAAAGACTTCTTTGTGAAACCTTTATCTAACGGAAAACAAGAGGAAGTTGAAGCCATCCCTGAATTAGAAATTGTTACTGAAGGAAAGAAAAAAATTGAAAGACCTACAGGAAGGACACTTGAATATCCTGATGTAGTTGGTCTGTTTAATAGTTTTAATTTTAATGATTTTCATAAAGTTGAAATAGATGTAGATGACACTGATGATTTTATTTCGGTTCATGAAGCGATGTCGAAAGCATCGAAGGTAGGCGGACCGCATAATACAGCCAAGATGAAAATTGAGAGTAATGAGCTATTATTAAAACTTCATGATTCTCCGATTGATTTTGAATTCAAATACAAAATAAAAAGTGATAATCGATTTTGTTTTGGGGATTATCATTATGATTTTGATTTAATGACAGCAATATTCAAATCGTTAAAGGACCTAAAACCTTACAAAATCGAAATGTATGTAAGAGATATTGACCATCCCATCCTATTTGTCGGTGAATCAACTGACTATAACTTTAACTTTGCAATTCAAAGGATATTAGTTAGATAGGAGAGTATGATGAAAATGACACCGGGTGTAGGCGATTATGTCGAAGTGTTGGGGTGTTCTTATGGCGGCAGGGACATTTTTATCGGAAAGACTGGTGAAATTGTGGAGATCAACAAAGACCGTTCGCCAGCTATATATAAAGTGAGAGTTAGATTTGAATGGATTAATCAAGTGTGGTGGTTTAAGTCATCCGAATTGAGGGTTCTTAAAAAAGGTTTGGAAACAATCCCAACTAAGTTGAATAGTCGTTATGTGGCAAAAGCTTTTTGGATTGGCCACAAGAAAATGATGGAAGAGAAAGTGAAACAATTAGAGGAAGATTGCAAAAAGGTCGGAAGAGAAATGTTGCTTGCTCTTTGTGATGGCAGTTTCAATATAGAGGACGCTATTTATTGGCACGAACAATGCAAAGAATTATTTGAGATGTACACCGGATACAAGGAGAAGTTAGAAAAAGCTAAAGGGGTAGTTGGTGCCGAAGATGAAAAACTCAACTAAGATGATGGAGCTATTCAAGAGTAAACCGATCTTTGAAGAGCTTGCGGAATTGAGGTTAAAAATCGCAACGACAGATGATTTAAAAATAAAGGGCGAATTGGAATTGTATGAAGATCGTATCCGTGAGTTCTCCGTTTCTTTATTGAAAAGGGTTAAAGCGAGAGAGAACGGGGCATTTGAAGAATTAATGAGTCTCAAGGATATGAAGAATTTTCTTCATTTTTACGCTTACCATATCAGGGATTACCATAAATTTAGGTACAGCAAACAAAACGTTCTCCACGAAATCAGATTTCAAATATTTTACCACGTAGTAAACAATTATCGCATTTATAATGAACCTCACGAAATCAGCCTATTAATCACAAGTATGAGGAACTGGATCAGACAGAAGGTTAGTGCCGCATTAAAAAACACATACAATCCGAAGGACGATGAGAAATTAGATCAAGTTTTTTTAGTAGGGGATGCGACGGATGATACAGAGGTTCTTGTGCGGGATCTAATTGACAGATACCTCGATAGAGAGGAAAAAATTGTTTTTGAGTTGAAATTCTTTGAAGAGAGAGGCTTCGTGGAAATCGGAAAATTCATAGGAGCTTCGAAAGATACCGCCCAAAGAAGATACAAAAAAGCTTTAAATAAATTGAGTAAAATATTGTCGAAAGAGTTATAAGGAGGACGTATAAGTGCGATTAACTAAATTGTTCGAAATACAACGTAAATTAGATAGGCGTATTGTCGTGGAAAAGGGACTTGAGCGGCAAGACCTCTTGTGGAATAAAATATTAGCTTTGCAAGTTGAATTGGCAGAATTGGCTCAAGAAGTACAGGACGAATGGAAGTTTTGGAAAACAAACTTCAAAAGATGTTCCGGCAAAATATTAGAAGAGTATTGTGATTGTTTACATTTTGTTTTGAGCATTGGAATTGAACATGGATTCGATAAACATGCAGATGGATTGGTAATTGACTCTATTGAATGTCCGAATATGGTGTTCCAAATCTCCGAGCTGATGCAATGCAATTGGTACTTGTACGAGGAAGGAGATGACGGAGACTACCATGAAGGTTTTGAGCTGTTTTTAGGTCTAGGAAAAATGTTGGGGTTTACGTGGGAAGAAGTGGAGAAAGCATACTTAGAAAAGAATAAAATCAACCACAAAAGACAAGATCAAGGATATTGATAAAGATTAACCTTCTAACTTTTTATTGAAAACACGTTTATATCCAGTTATAATCGGTTATAAAGTGAGTAAGACGATAAAAGGTTAGGAGGTTCTTTATGTCTGAAAAGCATAACAATCTTCAGGGCGAAGTATGGACCGATGATGACGATATTCAATTAGCTGAAACGGTGTTGAGGAGGGTTAGACAAGGAGATTCCGTAATTGATGCTTGCCGCGAGTTTGAAGAAGCCACAAAAGGCAGACGAACATCATCAGCTTCTAAATTCAGATGGCACACAAAATTAAAAGAACGATATGCTGGCGCTTACGAATTAGCCAGAAGGGAAGGGAAGAAAACAAGAGATTATAAACGCCGAAAAGTAAACCAAGGCGAACGCTATCAAGATTTGTTGGAAAACGTTTTGGACAAGGATAGTGACAGAGAGATCACTATTGATGATATTTTGATTTTAGTCAAAAAATACAAAGAACAAAGTGAAGACAAAGTTAGTGAATATGAACGTTATGAAAAAGAAACCGATAAACTCCGCAGAGAAATCGAAAAGCTCAAAAAAGAGTTGAAAGATGAACGTTTAGAAAAGAAACAAATGAAAGAAGCTTTAATTGAGGTTGATCGCAACTACAAAAAACTATTGGATGCTCTCAAAGTTCTGAAGGAAGCCGGAATTCAAATCAATGTTCCCGAACCTGAATCATTCGAATATATAGTCAATAAAGATGGTACTGTAGAAAAAATGTAAATATACGCTCCGACGCAAAATCGCCTATTTTTGGGCGGTTTTTTTGTTTTCTTTTAAAAACATGAGATCAGATACGTTTTAGAGGTACTAATGTTTCATGAATGCAAAAGAAAAGGGAGGATATTCGGGTGAGTCGTATCAATAAAACCAAAGAAGATAAATTCAAAGACTCGTTAAAGTCATGGGGGCCTGAAGAAACTCGTCCTTTTATTCGTGAAAAAGAGGACCTCGTGAGAGATGCGTTTGATTATAAGAGAAAGTACGACAAAATCAAAAGAGAAAGAGATGAGGTGGCGAAAATTACAGGTGATTCTTTAGAGAACATCAATATTTGGTCATCTCGTGGATTGGAAAGTCAATCAGGACCTATAAAGGACTGGACACCGATAAAGAAGGAGGAAGAATGATGGAATGGTTAAAATGGCAAAGTAAAATCCTTGAACAAGATGATCTGGATATCTTTGAAGTCATTGCTACTAGAGGAGCGGGGAAAACCACCTTCTCTTTAGGCTGGGTGACTAAAGACGCGGATATTTCTATTTTTATTACAAAGAATGCTTCGATGATCAGAAAAAAACTCAAAGAAAATATCAAGACTTTAGATTTTAATTTAAATGAATTTCATGTAATATCCAACTTAAAGCAATTAAGAAAGCTAAATACAAACCCTAAAAAGAATATCAGGATAGTTGTTGATGAATACTTTTATCAGCCAGAAATCACTTTAGATTCGCTTGATCGTATCTTAGGACACAAAAAATATAAAGCTTTATTTATAGGAACAAGAAGAACAAAAGAAGACAAATTTAAAATTCCTTTTAGTAAACAATATATAGTCGATATTATTCAACTCATAAGCGATCAAGTGATTTCGCCGGCACAACTCATTGACATTCTGAATAAAGGAATGTTGGATTTAGAGCAATTTTATATCGAATTCGGTGCTCCTTTCGAAGCGAATTAGTCATAAGGAGTTGGTATAATAGATGGATTTAATTTACAAGAAAGGTACTGTCATTGGGAAGCCGGATGAATTGAGGGTATATCTTTTGAATGATCTTCATTTCGGTTCTGAAGCTGTTGATTATGAGCTTTGGGAAAGGATCAAACAAGACATTAGAGAAAATAGGCACAGGTCAAGGATTTTAATTAATGGTGATATCATCGAAGGAGTAACCAGACAATCTAAAGGCGATATCTACAAGCAACGAATGTCACCAAAGGAACAGGTCGATTTTGCAGTTAGTGAATTTTATGAATTTCGTGATTTGATCGATGCTGTAAACAGTGGTAATCACGATCAAAGAATCAAAAACGAAACAAGCTTTGATCCTATCGAGACGTTTTGCAAGGATTTGGGTATACTTGATAAGTACCTGGAGTATGAAGGTATAATCGCTTATAGCTGGAATAAGTGTTTTTATTCTATTCAAATGCACCACGGATCGGGTGGAGCTTCGACTACTGCTGGTATCATTAACAAAATGAAAAAGATGAGAAAATCCAATTGTACTGTGACCTATATCGCTCATCACCACAGGGAAGTTGCTGAACCTTTTATCGAATATTACATTGACCCATTCAATCATAAGTTGCACAAACGAAAGCATTGGTTCATTTGTGGTAACACAATCACAAAACATGCGGAATACGCAAAGAAATTCGCATATGAAGAGAAATTCCCCTCCCAAGCTGTATTGTTGTTGTCGGGGAATAGGAAGAACAGGTCGGTTGAAGTTGAGTGGATAAGAAGCATGTAAAGTTAGGTTATAAAGAAGGGCTAGATAAAAGAACACCGTTCAAAAAAGAACGGTGCTTTTTTTATTTCTCTCTTGTTCTGAAGTCACATGTCCAGTCGTGAAGTAAACCGATATCTACATAATCCTCCAAAGCCTCCACGCTGTTGCTTTCTAACTCAATCCGGTGAAGAAATACATTGCATTCGTTTCGTTGATAATTAATATGTACTTCTCCTACTTCTATTTCATATGGGTTCTTATATAAGGAATCCGCAATGAAATCTCCCTTATGAGGTATAACATTTGATTCGAACTCTTTGTGAAGCGTTCTAAAATCTCGCATACTATCCTTCAAACAAACCTGTTGATGAAGCCTGATTTTCATGTCCTTCACCTCCTTTTTTAGTGTTCAAACTAATTATATATTCCTTAAAACTTGAAGTATATTAAAACATTCAAAAGTGAGAAAATATTTCTTTTTTCTCATACTACTGTTCATGAGGACTTTTAGTTAAGGGATATCCAATCCTCTAACTTTCCAATATATAAGTGGAAAGTTGATATTTAAGAGAAGGAAAGGCAGTGGGGAACTGAAGCAAAGGGGCTGTCTGCTCGGATGATGTGGGTTTAAGCCGAGGGATTTAGAAGACCAAGGTCCTACCTCCTGGCATGGGTAATGTGAAAACGGATCAAAAAACGTCTCGCGGAGTCCGTTGTCGTAATAACGGATAAGGGTTGCCACCTGACAAGAGCACGGAGATAGAGACAATGACCGCGTTTAATTGGTTTTGCGGTTAATGCCACTTGCTACGAAAAAATCGTGGCGGTGGCTTTTTTAGTTTGTTGCGAAAGGAGCAATTAACATGGCAAAAAACGAGATCAAATCTTATGTTACATCTGATGGGCAAGTTTTTAAAACAACGTTAGATATAGGTGACGTTGATCCAAAATTATATACACTTAACCATTTGGAGATGGCGGAAAAAAGAGTGATAAAAGGCAGTAACAAAAACTTAAAGACGGCTTTAGGTAGTACAAGAGCGTTAGCAAAGAAAAATCAAACTACAGCCAAATCTCTTTCTGACGCTCAATTTGATGAGTATGGACTCGATCCGTCTATTTACACCAAGAAACAAATCGATTTTGTTCACCAAAAGATCAGAGAATTCGAAGCGCAATACGAGTCTTCTACGCCTTTTGAAAAAGAGACAATTGGCATGATGGCGGTAACTTTACTAAAAATTACTGAAATTAAAGCGAAAATGATTTCATCTGATAGTAACAACTACGTGAAACAGTTAAAGGATTTACGCGAGATGTTTTCTAAAATGGCCGAAGATTTGAAGCTTAGACCAAAAGACAAGAAAGAGGAAGACAGGAGCAAGAACAGAAACTCACTTACAGAAATGGTGCGGAGATACGAAGCGCGGAAGAGAAGTCAACGCAAGGAAACTAGCGATAAAACAAAAGCAATGGAAGAGATGCTTTCTAAAGTAAGGGTAAACTCGCTGGACGGAAAATACGCCGGAGCTGAAGAATAATGGATTGGTACAGCGAATGGATTACTGAAGAAGAAATATACGAAATAATGAACCTCCCTCATGACGAGTTTGAAGAGTACATCTTTGAAATGATCGAGTTTTATCGCGAAAATCCTGTAGAAGCTGTATACGACCTATTAGGTCTTGGTTTAACTGAATACCAAAAAGTGATGCTAATTGAATCCTGGAATTCAAAAAACATTTATTGGTGTACAAGCCGTGGTGCTGGGAAATCATTCATGATGGCTATTCTTGCTTGTTTAAAGATGTTGCTCTATCCAGATGAAGCTATACTCATGTTCGGCCCTTCTTATCGTCAATCATTAATGCTCTACGACAAGATCGTAAGTGAAGTTTACAATAAGTCCTTTTCTTTTAAACACGAAGTCATGGAAATGCCTAGGGGATCGATGGGTGCCAAGATTCAACTCAAGAATTTGTCTTATGCGAAATTCTTGCCTATAGGCGACGGGGGATCAATTCGTGGTGAGCGTACAACTTTCATCTTTTTGGATGAGGACGCCCAACAAGACAAAACGTTAATTGATCGGGTAATTTTACCGATGGCTGTATCTAACTTAAAATACGATCCTGATAATCCTGAAGAGGGATTTCAACCGACTATCGTTCGTGCCACATCTGCATACTTTCAATTCAACCATAGCTATAAGACTTTCCAAATTCATTTGCACAGAATGGCATTCGATGAGGATTACTACTGCGCTGTAGTCCCTTATACAATCCCATTGGAAGCGAAACTCTACAATGAAAAGTTCGTAGCCACACAGAAGCGGGATATGTCTAATGATGACTTTGAAATGGAAATGGGTTGCAAATGGATAACCGGCAACGAAAACGCGTTTATTAGTATGAAATTGTGGGATGAGAACGTTAAATATGACGACACGCTAGAACCCCTTTTCTGTGGCGAAGGCAATAAGGAGTATGTATTGTTTGCTGATATCGCAAGGTCGGAAGGCGGAGATAACGCATCATTAAAACTATGTGAAATTCGTGGACATCGACTCGCCGTTGTCAGAGAAAAAGCTTTAAATGGTCAGCCGTATCAAGTGATCCGAGATGAAATAAGAAAATTTCTAATTAAGTTCAATGTTATTGACCTTTGGATGGATAAATTAGGAGGCGGTGAAGCTGTGGCCGACTTACTTGCTGAAGATTGGATGGACTTCGAAACTGGAGCTAAACACCCTCCTATTCTTTCTGTTGACAGCGGCAGAGGGGATGGGATCAAATTAATCACATTTATTGTAGCGGATACTGCCCTTAACCACAGACTAGGACACCTGGCAAAGAAGCATATTGAAAAAGGTCACTTCGTTTTCCCAAGACTCATGGACAGACACCCGGAAAGAGAGATGGAAATGGCGTACTTAGACCTCATTATGGTCAAGAAAGAAGTAACCAATATACAAGCTGTGCCGGCAGGAAATTTCCATAAATTCGTGCCTACCAAGGGGTCAAAGCTTCGAAAAGACCGTTGGACAACCTTCTGTTATGCCGCGCTTTATATCGAAGAAAAATTGATAAAAAAAGAAGAGGACGAACTATTGATTGAAATCTTCTGATGCGAAATCGTTTATTATAACCATTTTGAGAAAACAAGCACTTTAAACCGTATAATGGTAATAGAAAGCGGTTATGAAGGGGGGTTTTGTTTTTGAGTGACCAGGAACTTGCGGAGGGCGCTTATAATCCAAAAGAATTTGGCGAAGAGGTTGCTTCCGTGAAAAACGAAGGAATAGAACGGGTCAGTTCGTTATCTAACATATCAGGGTATGAAGCGAACAAACTTTTAATGAATCCACAGGGGAATTTCCGGAAGATCGTTCAATTGAGTCATTATTATACCGAAAAGATAGGTATTCTTAAAAGTGCCGTTCGCGTTTATGTGACTCTCACAAATGGAGAGATTCAACTTGAAGGTGGCACAAAGAAAAATAAAAATTTCCTGGAAGAATTCGTTGAGAAAACTAATCTCAATAAAACTCTCCGACAATCGATACCGGATTTATATAAGGCCGGTAATTTTATTTGGTATAGAGAATTAGAGGGCAGAGAGTCAGTTTGGATTCATCAATTAAACCCTATTGATGTCGATATAAAGGGACACAAACGGGATAGACCTGTCGCTGATTTAAGGACAAATAATGATCCTGCTACTCTCCCTGATGATTTAAAGCAAGGTGAGGACGGGAAATATCATTTACCTCCAAATCAAACTTATCACTGTTCAGTTGAACGAGAAGGGTATTTACGCTACGGGATGCCTTTTACAACTTCAGCCTTCGAGCCTATACAACACATTCAAGAATTGATTGATATGGAGAAAGACTCTATCAAAAGCGTAATCGAATCACTCATTATCATTACATTGGGCGATGAGAAAAGGCCGGCAACCCAAGAACAGATTGATAAATTAAAACAACATGTCAAAAATCTCAAAAGTACCTCAAGACTTGTAGGTAATCACACCTTAAAGGCTGAGGTTATCGAGAAAAATATCGAGGTATTCAACAAAGAAAAGTTTGAAGTGCCGATGAGAATGTTAATGCAATCCATCGGAATTACTCCTAGTATTTTTACCGGCGAAGGTTCTTATGCTACTGCTTCAGCAGGAATGCAGTCAGCTAAAAAAACGATTGAGTTAATTAGACTGGAGATCGAAGACACTTTAAAGCAATTATTTGCTGATGTCGCAAAAGAAAGAGGATTGGACCCTAAGAAAAACCCTACAGTGTCGTTAGGGAAACTTGACCTTACAGAAGAAAAGGTCCAACACGCCATCCTCCGCGACCTTTATCTGGACGGAATCATCAGTGCTGAAACATATGCGCTTGCTCATGGTCATATCCTTGAACACGAGCAGACCAAGACGAAAGAAGAGAAGAAGTACGACATTCAACCTCGTAAAATGTCAAGCACTCTGGGAAATGATGGTCCTGGCGCGCCAGAGAAGATTGATTCTAAACCGGATAATAACCCTAATCAAGATAAAAAGCCTTCAGGTGATAATTAAAGGAGGTGAATGGTTATTGTTGAGAAAGGATATTGACCTTTACGAATTTGCGAGCAAAAAAGCAAAAGAGTTAGAAAGATTGACTATAACGAAATATGAATTATCCGAAGATAAAGATCATATTGATGTTACTTATATTTTGGCATCTTCGGTCGAGAATGCGAATGGTGCTTTGATCACCAAAGAGGAAATGGAGTCGGCAAAAGATAGTATCATTCACCAACCTTTGATCATTGTTCCTGATTGGGATGATTTGCCGACAGGCCACAGTTTAGAGGAATTCCCTAAATTAAGTTGGGGAGCACTTATCATTGGGACACACATTTCTTCGGATATCGTTCAGGATGGTGATATTTATCATTTAACGGCAAAAGCGAGGGTCTGGAAAATTAGATATCCAGAGGTTGCCGCAAACATCATCCGGCTTCACGAAGCAGGTACATTGAAGTTTTCAATGGAATCGCGCTATACAAGTCAAACGATAGAGGGGGCAACCAGGACATTACACGGAGTAAGATTTATCGGCTCTGCGGTTGTAGATGATCCTGCTAACCCGTTCAGTTACGCTTTGGAAGTAGCGCGCAAAGAAAAAACAAAGGAGGAAAAAGTCGTGAATTTCGAACAAGCTATGCAAAAACTCAAAGAACTTGATGCTGACGCATATTTAATTGTTAATAAAGAATTTACCACACTGAATGATCAAATCGGTGATAAAGAGAAATTGGAGACAGCATCTAATGAGTTGAAGAACTCTCTTAAAACAGCAAATGAAAAGATCGATGAACTTACGAATGAACTCAATTCCATGAAGGAAGAAAAGGCACAAACTGAACTTGCTCAAAAACAAGAAGCTCGCTTCAATGCTATTTCCGAGTTTATTGAGTTTGCAGAAGATGAAATTGAAAGCAAAAAAGAGGCTTTCGGGAAAATGGATGAAGACACTTTTGCTCTCGTTCTTGAAACAGCAAAACGCAATAAAAAAGAAAAGAAAGAAAGCAATGTAGAATTTGCTTCCGACACTAAATTAGAAGTGCAAAATGGTTTCTTAGATGGTCTTGGAGAATAATCAAAGGAGGATAAAAAACTATGAACAAGGTTGCTTTTTACTACAGAAAAGATTTAAACGTAACTAAGCACGGCGAATTTAAAGCCGCTGTCAACATGTTGCAAGGTGACGCGGTAAAACGTAATGATGTAACTGGACAGGCCGAGATCGCGGCTAATTCAGATGAATTTGAAGGTGTAGTTGATGTCATCCGTTACAACGTCCAAGGAAACGATACCCTGGATATCGAAGCAGGCGAACGGGTTCGTGTCGGCGTAGGTAAAGACTTTGAAATTGTAGTCAAAGGAAATCACCCTGCTCTTGATGCTTTAAATAAAGGAGCTGAAGTGGGTGTTGCGAACGGTAAATTTGTTGCAGTTGACGGAACCGATGTAACTGTTGCAGTCGGTAAATTGGTTGAAAAATTCATTTCCGGCGAAAAAGTTGTTCGCATTTATTAATTGATAAAATAAAGGAGGATAAAAATACAATGGCATATACCGTTGCACAACGTAAAAAATTCTTCGAGCTAGTTAAAAAATACGAAAATGCTTCTCGTTACAACGCTGAAGCTCAAGACCTCTCCAATCGTATCCGCGAGATGGCTAAATCTCCGATGGGTCGTCATGAACTAGCTCAACTCATCACTGAAGACCTTGAAGAAGAAATGAAAGCTTATGATATTCGTCCACTGTTCTTCGGCGGTGTCAAAACCCGTGATCTAAACGAAAAAGTTGAATACAAAAGAAAAGGAAAGTTCCGCGCGTATCAGATTTCTCCAGGTGGTTACGTTCCTAAGTCCCGCATCTTCCAAGATGTAATGCAAGTGACTCCTGATGTATTCGCTGTTCGCCCTGCTTGCGATTTGATTCAACTTGAGACTGGTAAAATTAGTGCTGTTCAAGAACTCCGCGATGGTGCTCGTGACGCTCTTTTAACAGAGTATAATCGTTACGTGTACAGTATGTTAGAAACAGCTATTCCTGACGGACCAAAAAACACCGCTAACGTAACTTCTGAAGTTGATAAAGCTACTCTCGACGCGATGATTTATCACTTCTCTCAATATGGCCCCGTCTCCATCGTGGGTACTCACGCTAACTTGGGTCCTATTCTGGATTTCCAAGGTTACTCTGATGCTACGCTTCGAGACATCGAACGGAATGGTTCCCTCGGAATTTACCGTGGCGCAAACCTTGTCAAATTAGACGAATATCTTGATGCAGATGATGAGCCAGTTATCAAGTCTGATAAGATTTTTATCACAACCCAAAAAGCCGGTCATATTGATGACTTCGGTGAACTAGCAAATCGCGAAATCATCGATGAAGAACACGAAGAATTCTCTGTAAAGATTCAACGTATGTGGGGATTAACTGTTCTTCATGGCGAAAAAATGGGTGTAATCAATATCGGATAATCTCTAACCAAAACGGGGAGTTTTTCTCCCCATTAGTTTTAAAATAAAGTAATGAAAAGGAGAAGGTAAGGGATGGAAGAGATTGCAAAGGTACTCATAAACAAAACTCCAGGAAGGATGACAATAAACTTCTTAGGAGCATTTCCTCAAAACAAATGGACCAATAAAGAAAACGGAAAAATCTATCTCACGGGGAAAGAGTGGGAATGGGTGCAAACTAATATTCCGCATGTTTTGGAGAAAGGTTTTCTTATTGAGGAAGGTTCAGTTACAAATGTTAAAACGAATAGTGATAAAGCAAAAGAATTTGAGAGCTTTTTCAAGCAACATGTAAACAAAGCAAAAGCTCAAATCGCTAAAATGGACGATCTTGATGAAATTAATGCCCTTATTGATTATGCTAACGATCATGAAATCGATAACAAAGCTGTTGATGCTTTAGTTGAACGGGCAAATGAACTAGGAGAATAATTGTGGCTATTAGTGAAGATATGTTAGTCATAGTTGATATTGTTAGGGGTAGATTGGATGACTTGGATGTAAACGCTGTTGAATTTGATGACGATTATCTCGCAAAACACGTCCAAAACAATCTAGACGTATACGACTGGACATTGCCGTTGAAAAGAGGCCGAGACAGACAATTGATCGCTGTAGAAGCGATGATCGATATCGTTATAGCGATAAAAGCTTGGGCTGACGGAGAATCTTATAGTTATAAAAATGATGCAATCCAAGTAACACGGGGATTAATGAGTAAGCACTTCCAAGATACGATCAATCTTCTCAAAGAAGAACGAAATGAAATCATTGGATTGGACGGAGGGTTTGCGTGATGGATCAGGATAAATTGAAATATTATTGGAAGTCCTTTGTCAGTTTGTTGGACTTCGTTGATTTAATAAAAGATCAACCGACTCTTAAAGCCAAATTGAAAACAAAAATTTTAGACTTGGCCCACGAGGTTCAAGAGGAACTAAAATCGCTTGAAAAATAAAGGAGGAAAAAATAAATGCCATTCACAGGACAAGAAGAAGTTTATAATGGTTATAACCGAAAGTTGTTTTTCACAACCGGTTCTCCAACAGCTTTGCCAACTGATACATCTCCGTCTTATACTTGGACTGAATTGGGGTATGATGATTCTTTTTCTTTTAACGAAAACGAAAACGAAGCACAAAAATACAATAAACGAGTGAAATCTCATAAGAAAAAAGGTCGTAAAGAATACACATTTGAAGTATCACAACTTTATGCAGGTGTTGACGTTTCTATCTTCATGATGAAACAAAAAGAAGGTACCCTAAAGCAAGTGACTTATAACGACGCTGGAGAAATCGTCGAAGTGAACTACTTCCATAAAGCGTACATCAACTCTCCGCAATTCAACGGAGGTACAGATGACGGGGATGACACTGTATCAGCTTCAGGAGACTATTCTGAACGTTATATGTACAATGGTGATAGTTCTTCGGCTGTTCTTCTTTATGCCACTGACGGCTCTCACGAGACACCCTAAAGCTCCCTCCGGCGTAACAGTTGGGACCGTGACAGCGAATTCGATTTCATTGTCGTGGAACCCTGTTGCGTATAGGGAGGGCATTCAAAGTTATAAAGTGTATCGTGATGGTGTTTCTGTTGGAACGACGAACGAAACAGCGTTCACGGATTCCGAATTGAGTCCGTCAACTCAATACAGTTATCAAGTGACTGCTGTGGGTAATGATGGCGCGGAAAGCCTCAAGAGCGCAGTTGTTACTGCTGAAACAAGCGCGGCAGATCAAACAACTTAAAAATAAATTTAGGGGGAAGGGCTATCGCTCTTCCTCTTTTTAAATTCCGTGGAAAGGACGATCGGGAATGCTTACTTTAGTTCATGAAGATATCTACGTTTATATCGATAAGATCGAAGAACAAATTCAAAGCTTTTCAGGAACGTCAGAATTCGTTCTGAGCAACATAGCGTATAAATCGATAGTTGATCAAGGGGTCATCGAAATAAACGCTACATCAGGCTCCTATACGTCTTTATCGCTATCCGATGGAACTGAAACATTATCGATCAATCAGCCTTTGTCAGCAGGAGACAAGGTTGTTATTGATTTAAGGGAGAGATTTTACACACTTAATGGCGCCCCATTCTTGTTAGATGGTTTTTTGGAGTTGGAAGATGATAAGGAAAACACACTAACTCTCTCTCTTACTGGTGCAGGCACCACAGAAGTTAAATACAAAAGGAACCAGGTTGTGGAGAACCAAATGGACCTTTATTTCTGTACTGGAATTGATATTTCCGATAACAGAGAGATTGTCAAAAGGACAAATGTCAAAGGTGAAACAAAGATTTGTAAAACTGCGAAAAAAGAGTACCAATGGAGTATTAATGGTTTATGGAACGACACAGAAATACAAAAGTTCAATTCAAGTTCAGGTTTGTTTAGACTTCGATTGGTAGATGAAGATGGTGTGGAAATGGAAAAGCTCGCTAATTGTGTTATTTCGAGCTTTCAAAAGAACTCTTCCGATTCGGGAGACTATACTTACACCCTTAACGGAAACTGTGAAAAAATTTTTGATTAATTAGGAGGAATGGTTATAATGGCGGGAAAAGTTATGAAGTTTGCTGAAAAGGTTAAAAAGATCAAAAGGACGGACACTGTACCCTTCACTACTGACGAAGGAGAAACAATTGAATTTAAGGTTGAATCAAGGTCCGAAAAACAAGTAGATGAAGTAAATACAAAATACGAAGCGATGAAGCCGAAGGTACCGACAAAACGTTTGCCGGCCGCTGGAGGTAGATTCAAGATTGTTGAGGATCATGAAAACCCTGATTATAAAATTAAAATGGCCGAAGTTCAGAAACAAAACTTTGCTGAATTAGCCCTTTTATTCTTGGCTGAAGAAGAACGTCCTGAAGGTAATATCGATGAGCAATTGACTCAAATCATGGAAGTTGAATTAGCTGGATTTGTTCCTAAGATCGTTCAGCGAGGACTAGAAATTTCGGCTCTTATTGATGAAGAAGAAAACTATGAAGAGGAACTTGAAGCGGCAAAAAACGACTAGCACCATCGGGGAAAATAGAAGAAGGTGTAACAGACGAATACATTCTTCTTGAATTATGTGAAAAGTATTCTATCGATCCTTTGAGGATGGATGAAATACCCGATGAAATTAAAATATCAATGATCGCGAAATACCATCTCGAAGTTGAACATAAGAACAGGTTGAACAAAGAAGATTAATATTGAACTACTAGGGTAGGGGTAGGCGCTTATTTAATATGCCTATCCCTATTTTTGTATCTAAAAGAGAAAGGAGTATCGAGATGCCTGGGTTAAGGAGAACCAAAACACCGTTAAGAAAGAGTCGTTTTAACAAAGCAATTGTGATGATAAACGATGTCATAAAAATGGCTGAAGAAGATGGTGACACAGTAACTTTTGAATGGAAAGAAAGGGTCGGAGCCACATGGAACGAAACCTATGAAGTTTGGGAAGGCGGGGCAGTTACAACGGCCACTTATACCACAAAGGGGTTTGGTAAAGTGGTTGACTTCGCAGAGGACGAAATGGAGTACGAGTGGGGACGGGTAGCGGTAGGAGATTGCTTGATTCGCTTTCCGATCGATTTTGATATAGAGCAATTTAGTAATAAAGAAGAGTTAAGGTTCACGTACAAGGGACAACGGTGGAAACCTGATAACAAACTAGGTGTGGGAGATTGGCTGGAAAATCATCAAGTTTCTAAAATTCTCAAAGGGGTGAAGACTCTTGATTAAAATGAACATCACCGGTTTGAACGAATTGAAAAAATTATCCGAAGACCTCAAGAAGCTCAAGCAACACGTAAATCGTCAAAGCCAATGGGCTGTTGAATCCCTATATAAAAGCACAACAACTATTTATGAAAGACACATATACGACTTAGTTTACGAAGAGTACGATCCAGTTGTATATGAAAGAACTTACCACCTTTTAGGGGGACATGGTGCAAAAGACGAAAAAATAAATCTCGCCGGACCGGTAAAAAGTTATGACTTCTCAATCGATGAGAATAGTCGCGATCCGGTAGACGGAACTACTTGGGGCCAAAAAGCGAACGCGATCGAACACGGCTCAACAGAAATGTATTTTAAACACGACCAAACTCCATTTAACCGACCTTTTGTCCAGAAAACACAGGAAGCTCTTGAATGGGAAAACAAACGTACAGCGGACGCATTTGAACGCTCTGTAAATGCGATCATCAATAGGATAACAAGGGGGTAATTGGGTTGGCTATTTTATTTGATCAACAAAAATATATCGAGTCTACAAAAGGGATCATTAAGGATTACCTAAAAAAAATGTTCCCCGACTACGATTTGCCATTAGCTCTTCCTGACCTTGCGGACGATAACTTGTCGTTAGAAAAACCAGTTGTTTACATCGAGTTTAACAATTCCATGAATATTGACGGAAAGGCCGGTAGAACAACTGGCAGGGGAGGAAGGTTGAAAAGAAAGAGTTTGAGATTCAGCTTTCAAATCTTAACTACAGGAGAGAATAGCGCTGTCCTGGAGAGAGATCGAATATCACAAAAGTTAGAGTATGAATTTTCGAGAGAAATGAATATACAGCAATTGGCATCTGTGGGACTTAAAGATGTAGATATCAGGTACATCAATTCCTATAGGGTCAGGGAGGGTGTTCATTTGGCACGATTGGAGCTGTATACAACGATAAATTTGATGAATTAAGGAGGGTAAAAATTGTCCGAGAATAGAAGGATTGGCATTCATTTCGATGTAAATGGAGAAGAACTGCAAAAATTAGAGAGAGCCGTCAAGATAATGGACAACTTTAATAAGCATGTCGCCACCTTACAAAAATCTGCTGGCTCCGTATCTGCGGCTTTCGATAGAATGACAAGGGCGCAAGAAAAAACATCTCAAAAACAACAAAACTTATCTTCGATGTTAAAGAGTTTTGATAGTGCTCTAAAATCTCATCACTTCACTATTAATAACGTTCAAATGGCTCAAAACGCTTTGAGCAAGCGACTGGAGCAGTTCGGGCGGAATGTAAAAGTCACAATGGACGAGACAGGAAGATTCACGGCCACCCTCACGAATATGCGAAACCAAACTGTAAAAATGAGTGGAGGTTTTGATGTCGCTTCAGGGAAATTGACTAATTTAAAAAGAAGCGTGACGACAACGAATGATGCAGTTGATCAAATGAGAAGGAAAACAAAAGAAGCCGTTAGAGAAATGGAAAAGATGAGGGGAATTGATATATCCAACAGACTTCCTCAAGATAGAGCTTGGAATGTCCAGAAAGACGCATTGATCCAATACGGACGAGTAATCCAAGGTTCGATTGACCGAAATAACAAATTTACACAAACGGTCGTAACCCAACAAGGTGAAGTTAAAAAGATAACGGGCTATTATAATCAAGCAAAGAGAGCCTTAGTGCAGTACAATGAACAGACTTCCAAAGCATCAAGGACTCAATTGAATCAGGCCGGTTTCACAAATGATGCTGTTCAAAGGATCGGACTGATGTCGGATTCAATGAAGGGTTTGAATAAGTACACAATGTCGTGGAATGAAGCGATGGCGATTTCTGCGACTCGTATGATTCAGTGGGGTGCCGCAGGTACAGCTATTTTTGGCACTAAAAGAGCATTGACTGAAATGATGCACACAATTATTAAGTTGGACGAGCAGTTCACGGCCATCAATCGTGTAATCGATTTAAGTGCTAAAGATATGGATCGTTTGTTCCAGGGTGCCATCAGAAATGCTAATACTTTAGGAATTCGTTTAACTGAAATTAATGAATCGATGATTGAATTTGGACGTCAGGGTTTCGGCGCCGATGATATCGAAACGCTAGTTAAAGCTACAGGTTTATTAAAAAACGTTGCGGATATGGATATGACGCAAGCTTCAGAAAACATGACAGCATACTTGGCTACATTCCGAAAAGAAGTTGCAGATATCGGAAGTTATGTTGACAGGTTGAACGAAGTGGATAATAAATATGCCGTATCAGTTGATCAGCTTTCTGAATCCGTCAGAAGAGCTGGCGGAACCGCAAATGCCTTCGGGGTATCAATCGATAATTTATTGGGGTATACAACTGCGGTGGCGGAAGCTACGCGTGAATCAGGCTCAATTATAGGGAACTCCTTCAAAACTATCTTTTCCCGTATTACGACCATTAAAGAAGCGGAAGATGCTCTTGATGCTGTCGGGGTTAGCATTCGCGATGTGGGCGGAGATATGAAATCTGTTGACCATATTTTAGCGGAGCTACACGGAAAATGGGACGGTTTATCTGATGCTGAAAGGCAACATATCGCCGTAACATTGGCGGGCCGGTACCAATTGAACCGTTTCTTAGTGCTAATGCAGAACTTTGACAAGGCAATGATGGCTTCGAAGACTGCAACGCAATCATGGGGGTCTGCTCAACGCGAGAACCAAAGATACATGGGGTCGTTAAGGGCAAATATTGAAAAATTGTGGACTTCTCTTCAATTGTTAGCTCATGCTGTTGGAGAAGCTGGATTGACGAAAGCGTTTGGCGCATTGCTTGCCATGACAACAACTATGGTAACTGGATTCACTAAAGTTGTTCAGACTTTAGATGGTTTTACATTCGCCCTTCCAGTAGTAACAGCAGGGATTGTTGCATTAACTTATAATTTTATGAAATTGAAAGGTTCTACTGCCGCGCTTCAGGCCGGGCTTGTAACAGTTAACCCTACACTAACCGCACTCGGAACTCGAATGGGGATGTCAACCGCCACCGCTACCATCTTTGCCGGGGCTGTTGGGAAAGTAACAATGGGGCTTCGCACGTTAGCGATGGCTACAGTTGCTAACCCTTTATTCTGGATTCCTGTTGCTATCAGTGGATTGATTGGTTTGATCGGTCATTTCGAGAACGTTAAGAGAAGACAAGAAGATTTGAACAAATCAACGAAAGATGCCAAGAAAGAATACCAAGATTTCTTGGATGCAATTAACAATGGTACAGTTGACGCTTATCAGATCGAAAAATATAAAGAACAAATGACCATGCTTAAAGATCAACAAAAAGAGCTGAATAAGTACGCAAAAGAACATAGTTATGAGATGCAAATACAGACATCTTATTACAGCACTATGGGCGTTAACGCCGCGAATTTAGCACTTTCTAAAGAAGAGTTAGTGTCTAAATACAAAGAGGAAACAAGTGCGATGAAAGCTCTTTCTGATGAAGAAGAAAATCTTATAGCCCAAATGGGGATCAAAATAACTAAAGACATGACAATCTCTGAATTGTCCAAGAAAATGTCAGAAAGGCATAAGGAATTGAGTTCTTCTGTAAAACAAGCTGAAAAAGCGATGGAAGAACAACGTTTAAAAGGAGTTTTACCGTCTGCGGATGCTTATTTCGAATTAGGGGAAGCGATTGACGATCAAGCTTCATCTATGGAAAACGCTATAGGTCTTACTGATAAGATCATGAACCAAATGAAAGAACAAAAGGCTTTGATTGAGTTATTATCAGGAGTCAAAAACAAAGATGCTGTACAAACGCAATTGCTTGATAATGCCTATGATTATTGGTCTTCAACCCTAGGGGTTTCTGAAGAAAAGCTTAAAAAGCATCCTGAACTTATGAATAAACAAATTAAAAAGAGTAAGGAATTACTCGACATAACCAAGAAATTGGCTGATGGAACGGCGTCAGCGGAAGAAAAAAGAAGAGCGCAACAATTATTAACTGCTCAAAACAAAGAGAAAGCGACGAAAAGAGAAGCCAAAGCAGATCAAGAGTCAAAAGAAATTCAACGAAAAGTATACGCGGCTAAGTTGAAAAAGCTTCACGATTACGATAAAGCGATGAGTGAATCCAGCAAGAATACTAAAAATAAATTAAGCGACTCAACTAAAACCGTTAAAGAAAAAATGAAAGAACAAAGAAGCAGTGTGGAATCGACTAAAAAGAAATATCAAAATATGTCCGAATCCGTGAGCAAGTCCTCCAAAAAACTTAAAGATAATGTAACTAAAAATGCAAAAGAACAAGCCAAAAACCACAAAAAACACAGCAAAGATGAAACTGACAGCGTTACAAAAGGATGGAATAATATGTGGGATGGGGTATCTAAGATTTGGGGTTGGATCAAAGACCTGTTTGGTGGAGGTTCAAGTAAAAAATCCAAATCTAAAGACAAAGGAAATAGGTATGCGAAAGGTACTTCTGCAAGCGGCCATCCCGGCGGTCCTGCGATTGTCGGTGAAGAAGGTCGCGAGTTAGCGTATATTCCTGGCGTGGGGACGACTATTGTTGGTCAGAATGGTCCTGAATTCTTAGATTTACCTAAAGGAACTTCAGTCCTTCCTAACAAACATACCGAGCATCTTTTGAAACGTTACGGATTCCCTGGTTATGCTAATGGAATCGGAGATTATTTTGACACAATCTTAAAAGGGCCTAAAGCGCTTTGGGATTTGGCGGTATCAAAGTTCAACATAAGCGACGGTTTGATACCAAAATGGTTCACCAAAAGAAGCGGAAGCCCTATGAAAGCCATTGGCGCTCTGGCTGTAAAAGGAGTTAAAAATCTGATTGACAGCGCTTTTGGAGGTTTCTTGGGCGGAGGATACCAAGGCGGAGCTGGAGCCGATGTTGCGCGTAAAGCGATCTCCACAGCATTATCTATCTTAGGTAAATCACAAGCTTTCCTCCCAGCCTTGATGAGAATAGCATTCCATGAATCAGGTTATAACCCTAGAGCCGTAAACAATTGGGACATTAACGCTCGTCGTGGTGATCCTTCTGTGGGGTTGTTCCAGATTATAAATAGTACGTTCCAAAGATATAAATATCCAGGAATGAACGACAGAACAAATCCATTACATTCTGCGGTCGCCGCAATTCGCTACTTGGATGGACGTTATGGCGGAATTCAAAATCACCCTGGTCTTCGCTCAATGGCTCGTGGGGGAGGTTATAAACCTTACGCTGAAGGTGGATTCATAGATAAACCTCATATGGGTCTTGTTGGAGAAGCGGGGCCTGAAGCGATTATTCCTTTGTCTACAGGCAAGCGTTCAAGAGCCTTAGAGCTATATGCAAAAGTCGGAAATATATTGGGAGTTAAACCTTTTGCCAACGGCGGGATTGTCAATTATAAAGTTAAACGTGGCGATACGATCTCCGAATTGGCTATGAAATACTTCGGTAATGCGTACTCTGGTGGTATGCAAAAACTATTGAAGATGAACCCACAAATCAAGAACCCTAATAGGATTTATGTGGGACAAACTATTAAAGTACCAAGTTCAAAGGGATCAAGCTCTAAATCGAAAAAATCAAAATCGAAAAAACCAATGTTTAAAAATGCCGAAGAAGCCCAAAATTATCTGTCCAATAGATTAGAATGGATCGATCAAGTCGAAGCGTTAGGAATCCGGGCATCAGATTATCGAGTAAGGCACATAACTTCAGAGAAGTACAGGAAAGCTTACGAAATGACTGGGCGGAAAAACGAATACAATAAAGCAGTGTTTGATGAGTTGAGCAAATTCACTGATGCCAATTACGCGAAGAAAATTTTCAATCAATCAAAACTGTTTTTAAGCTCGGCCGATAAAGCGAAAACTTTCCAAAGTATCCTTAAAAACATCGGGCAAAACGTCCTGAAAGAAGTCCAAGAGAAAACAACAACATGGTTGGAAAAATTCAATAGCGGTGTAAAAGAAGCTTCTGCAAGTGTCAAGGAAATGATCAACATTAGTGAGCAAGTTAAGAGCAGGAAGTTAGAAGAAAAGAAAGACAACTTCGTAAACAAATACACTTCTGATTTATTGGCGAAGTTAGGTGTTGCCGAAGAGGTTGATCCTGCCGAGGCTTTGAAAAACCAAGCTGAAGAATTAAAACGAAAAATTGAAGAGCGCGCTGAAGAGTCAGCTCTTCTCGAATATCGCTTGAGTAGTTCCCAACTCCAACCAAGATTAAAAGAACTTGCCGGGTATAAAAGCAAGTTAGAAGCTCAAATGAAGGCTATTGAAAAAGATTTCAAAAATCGCGGCATCACAGATAAGAACCTTATTAGTGAAGCACAACAACCTCTAAAAGAACGTCTAGCAGAAATCACAGAAGAGTACAATGAACTCCAAAATGCAATTTCAAACGGGAATAAAACTCTTGCCGAAAACAAAGCTGAATTAGAAAGATTAGCCCAAGAGTATAAGGACCTCCAAAAACAAATTGAGAAGACAGAAAGCAAGAGAGAGTTCACGGATGTTTGGGGGAACATTGTTCGCGATGCTGAAGGTAATGTGAAAATGATTACCGACCAAGGGCAGTTGCTTATGAACACTTATGAAAAGATAAAACAGGAGATGGAAGCTGTTCAGCAAATTGCGGTTTCTGGAGGAGGATTTTCTGCCATTGTGACCCCGATTATCGAGCAACTTTCTAAAGTGGTGGAATCATATAAGCCAACTATTAACACAGAAGTCGATCCAGGAAAAGCGGTTGTAACCAATAATAATTCGGCTGTGAGTGAGACAAGAACATACGAAGCCAATACTAATGTTAATAGAAACGTGAGCTACCATATCCACACAGGGGTAGCGCTTGCGAGTGAAACTGAACTGCGGGAGTTCGCGATGATGATTAAAGAAATGATTGACGAAGAGGAAGGTAGGTCGAGAAGCTAATGAGCTACTTTAAGTTAGGAGTTCAGGGAGAAGGCTTTGTCTTCTTCCTCCCTGATTCTTATAGAAAACCATTAAAGATTTTAGGGTCCGGTATTCGACGGTCAATTAATGGAACAGCAAAACGAGATGTGGTGGCAACGAAATACACGTTCGAATTAGGGTTCGATTATTTGTCGGAAAAAGAATACCTTAACTTTATGCAGATTTTCAGAAAGAACAACGAAGAAGGCAAGGATTTAACATTTGTCGATGACGAAGGTACCTATACTGTTCTTTGGGGATCGGATGGTTTTGGTTTGGATGAGAGGAAACCCGATGAAGAAATTTATTGGTCAGGGACTATCATTTTAGAAGAAATTTAAAGGAGGTTGGTTATAAGTGCGAGGTAGATTGGATTTAACCACCCGATTCCCGGTTATGAAAGTCGTTGTAGACTTTGACAACGTGGGATTTGGGTATATGGAAAAATGGACGGACATCACTGATTATGTACTTGATGTATCTGGTTCCAAAGAAAAAGAGAGCGAAGTTCTTGGTGGAGTTTCGAGTGATATTGTAACTCTGACAGTTGATAACTCTGAAAATAAATTTTCCGTTGATAACCCCAATTCTTTATTTTATAAAAAGTCCAAGAGCAATTTAAGGTTTGCTTTATTGACAGGATTTAAAGGGGAATACTTAACCCCATACGTTGTAGGATATATCCATTCGATGCAACCACGATGGAAAAGCAAAGAGTATTTATTAAAAGCTACCTGTCCTATGGAGAAATTAAAAAGAGCTGATGTTCCGGAACAAACTTTTTACAATGTTTCCTGGGACGACCTCGTGAACGCTTTGTTGGATCAGGCGGGTATCGAGCCGTATTTCTTGAGAGAAATACCTAAAACCGAATTGTTTTACAAATACTTTAAGTTTGAAGAAAATAAATGTTTTGATGCTCTTAAAAAATTAATGGAAGTAGTGGCCGGACAATCTTTTTTTGACGGTCGTTATTTTAAAACAATAACGAAATTAGCAATTAATTACACTGAAGACAGAAGCCACAAACACGAAATAACAGTCAGCGATTTGTTCGAGTTTGAAGAGATCATTGACGACAATTCTATTATCAATAAGGTTTCAATCATTAGTGAGCCGAAAGAAATTGCACCTTTGCAAGTTGTATGGGAGACTCCAGAAAATTTTGTTGGTGTCCAAAATGAACAAGTTTTTTATGATGGAACAGATTATGTCTATATCGATATAAACAACAGGCCCTTATTTTGGGATGACAGTCACGAAATCACTATTAAAAATTTGACCAATGGGATTGACATTACTTGGGAGGTTTATAACGCTGAATTAGGGAGAATTAAATTGACCGCGGAAGGCAAGGGTTACTGTAATCCGGGCGATTTACTTTCAGTATCGTACACGTACCAATACCTGGTGTTGTTACCTGGTCAGGAAAGAAAATACGTCGCACAAACTGATGAGGTTATTGATGTCTTTTTGGAACCTGACATAGTAGCTTGGAATGCTGATGCAACTGAACAAGTTGAATACAGTTCCACGCCCGATATCCCTAACACCTTATCAAAACAATCAATGACTGTAAAAGAAGATGGAACAATCGTAGAATTGGTTTTGAAAAACAACACTTCTGACAAGGTATCAATTTCAACATTGCAATTTAGAGGGTATCCCGTTAGGGTACTCAACCCTATTGAGGTATATAATAAAGACAAAGAATCGATCGAGCAAAACGACACCAAAGAAGTTAACATCACAAATAATTACATCAACAACATAAAGCTGGCCGAAAAACTTTCACAATTCATAGTGGAGAATAAAGCGAATATTAAAAAAGAGTTAAATATCCAAATCAACGGATATTCAGAACTCCTTTTGAATGATGTCGCCTTAGTCACGGAAGAAGCCAGCGGGACTAACCATCTTTTAACTATCGAAAGAATCAATTTCACCTTCGGAGTCAATTCCGGTTGGACCGCCGACTTGACCGTGTTAGAAGTTCCTACAAATGATTGGAGCTATGATGGATTTTTAGGGGATTCATATACATCTCCCCAAAAGGGGACACCAAGTTCTACTCAACCTTATCATAAAGGTACAGAACCACCGTCAGACACGAGTTTGTTTTGGGTAGACACAAGTGTAAATCCTAACGTAACGAAGGTTTATGATCAAGCTTCCGGCCAATGGGTTAAAGCAAATCCGACTACTCCGGAAGAAATAGGTGCGGAAACTCCGCAAGGAGCACAAGATAAAGCGGATAAAGCCAAGTGGGATGCAATCGACTATACAGACACGGAAGTTGCGAAGCGCGAAATGGCAATGTTCAAACAACCTACTCCGCCCGAAAAACCTGTTTTAAATCAAATTTGGATCGATACGAGTGGAGAGATGCAAATATTCAAAAGGTGGAACGGGACAGATTGGCAACCAATCGGACCTGTTACTGCTGGCGATCTCGATACCTATACGTCCATCGAAATTGATAATGCTTTAAAGACTAAAGTCGGTCAAACAGAATTCAATGAAGTTGAAGAAAGATTGAGCTTGGCCGAGTCAAGCATCACTCAAAATGCCGGTGAAATAGCTTTAAGGGTAAAGCAAGATACTTATGATATGGATATTGGAAACCTTCGTTCTCGATTGTCTTCTGCGGAATCCAGCATAACCCAAAATGCGAATGAAATCGAATTGAAGGTAAGCCAAGATGGTGTCATCTCAGCTATTAATCAAACAGCAGAGCAGATACAAATTGAAGCGAGTAAGATCAACCTGGTCGGTGCAATCACTTTAAATTCGTTTAGTTCTGAATTATTGACAGACTTTAATAGCAAAGCAGAGCAATCATACGTCAATCAAAAGGTGAATGATTTACAGATCGGAGGACGGAACTTAACTCCTAATAGTACAGGAAAGTTCTTGGATGAAGAAACATCAATCCCGGTGGGATGGTCATTGTGGGGAACGGCTGAAGACCTGACTTCTAGTACGGAAGATGTAAGAGGTGCGGATGCGTCTGTAAAAGTTACAGCAACAGCAGACCAAGGTGGAGTGATGGCTCCGGTAACAGAAGTTCAGCGCGGGAAAGTTTATACAATTTCTTTTTATGTAAAAGTAGATAAACCGGCATTAATCGGTTATTTATTAAAATTCTTTGATGAACAAGGTGTTGAAATCGATCCTATTCAAATCGAGTCACAAACACTCGCCGCTAACGAATGGATGCATTACAAACAGACTTTTATTGTTCCAATGACAGCGGCAACTATGAGGGCGACTCCGATTGTTTATAGCACAACAGATGTTTATCCTGTTGTATTGACTATATCTGAATTAAAAACTGAATTAGGGGATAAAGCTACAGATTGGTCGCCCGCCCCTGAAGATGTGAATCAACAATTCGATTGGTTAGCAACGAGGATTTCTAATGCTGAATTGAAAATCGATGACGATTCTATAATCAGCACTGTTACATCATCTATAACATTTCAGAACGCTCTTGATACAAAAGCCGATGCGAGTGTTGTTGGTGATATGGCTACTAAAGAAGAAGTTGATGAAAAGATTGGATCAATTGATTTCGAAGGTGAAATAGACACCAGGTTGCAAAATCTCTCGGAAGACGAGAACAGCATGTTAAACCTCACCTATGCAACCAAATCGGAGTTAACCCAAACATCGGAAGCGATCACATCGAAATTCTCTGCTACCGGCGGAATGAATTTGATTAGAAACTCTATAGGATATGCAGAGTTCGACTTTTGGACCGCGATTGGAGCGACTAGGATTGAGTCGTTTTCTGATCCTACTTTAGATACTTTAGGATTTGGGCATGGATTTAAGTTTACTCCAGGAGCATCAGCGAGTTCTTTATCCCAGGAAATGACGGTTATTGCAGGACAAGAGTATACGCTTTCCTGGTATGGCAATAAAATAAACAACACAATTTCAGGAGATGGCAGAGTAGCGGTTCAAATATTAAACGAAGACGGAACGGCACTTCATACGCGTTGGTATCAACATACAGATTTAACTCAAGGTTACGAACCAGATAACTTTGTTTTCATTCCTAATAGCAATAAGGTAACTGTAAGAATTTATTGTTACCAAGATGCTGAATTTTCTATAACTGGTTTGATGTGCGGGATCGGAGATATAGCACTTCAATGGTCATTAGCAACCGGAGAGTTGTACAACACCAATGTAAGAACTGACATTAACGGTATACGAGTTTCGAGGATCGAAGATGAAGAGGTTGTTGGGTACACAAATATGACCCCGGAAGAGTTTGCCGGTTATTACACAGACGGAAACGGCGGATATGAGAAGGTTTTCTATCTTAACCAAGATGAAACCGTCACGAAGAAATTCAAAGCAATGACAGAGTTTACAATGGGATCGATAAAAGTGATTAACGTCAAAGGCGGCGGGAATGATGGTTGGGCGTTTGTTCCGACTGTACCTGAAGAATAAAAGAAAGGAGAATGGATAAATGGCATTAAGCGGTACTATATATACAAATGTCGGATCACATTGGCGATTACAGTTAGAGTGGACAGGATCACAAAGTACAAGCGGTAACTATACTGATGTTACAGCAAAACTTTATTGGATCGCGAGAGATTCCTACGGTGCTGTATATTCTGGCGCAACAAAAAGTTGCGGTATCACTGTTTCGGGTAGCACCTCAACCAAGAGTGCATCAGGAATGGCGAAATTATCAGGGAATCAAAAGAAGTTAATTCACAAGTATACAAAGAGAATAAATCACAATTCGGATGGTACGGGTTCCATAACCTTAGACGGATACTTCAACGCTGAAGTAACTTTGGGTGGGACTTATTATGGAAAAATCAATTTAAGCGCTAAGACTTGGACCTTAAATACGATCCCTAGAGCTTCGAGTTTGTCTTCAAGTCCTTCATGGAAGGCCGGAAGCAACTTCACTCTATCCGTTTCGAGAGCCTCATCTTCTTTTAGTCATGAAGCGGAGATATATGTAAAAGATACAAGTGGAAATTGGGAATGGATAAAAAGGGTTGATTTTTCGAAGTCCCAAACATCGCTCTCATCTTCCTTTTCGACAGCTAATCAAGAGGAAATATTTCAAGTTTTAGCTGGGAGAAGCAGTGCAGACAGTAGGGTTCTTTTGCAAACGTTTAACGGTAGCACAATGATTGGCCAAAAAGAATATATAGGAAAGTGCACCGCCCCTAGCGCTAGTACAATAAGCAGTGGAACAGATCGTGATGTTTATATTGACCAGACCATTAACTTAGGGATTACCCGGCATGATAGTGAGTTTTCTCATACTTTAAAAATATTCTGCGGTGGTACTTTGATCAAGACTATTACTGGTGTTGGGACAAGTACATCGTGGACTCCTACTGAAGCAGAAAAAGATATTATGTATGGGAAGACTCCAAACTCCAATGAAGTTGACGGGAACATCGAGGTATATACTTATTACGGCTCACAACTTGTAAGAAGTTATACAAATAACGATATTGATTTCCATGTAAGAAATTCAAATCCCACTTTCGGTACCGGTTATTCATACAAAGACACCAATTCAACAACAACAGGCATCACCGGAAATGATCAATATATAATTCAAAACAAGTCGAGTGTTCTCGTTGAAATTCCGTCAACAGCTAAAGCGGCTCCGCTTAATGGAGCTTCTATGGTGGAATATGAAGCTAAATTAGGCGGAAAAACGATAAAACAACCGTATTCCAGTTCATCTACTGTTTCATTCAATTTTGGAGAAATAAATGCAAGCGCAAATCAAACCTTAACGGTTTCGGCTATAGATAGTAGAGGAAACAGGACTACCACAACAAAAACGGTAAACATGGTGCCATACTCTAATCCGAATGTTTCTGCGACCGCAAAACGAATTAATGACTTCGAGAACAATACCACAGTAACACTAACGGGTAGTGTCTCTCCATTGAATGTTGGAGGAAGCAACAAGAACACAGTGTTATCAATGAAGTATGAGTATAAACTGGTAACATCATCTTCTTATCCAACGACGGGGCCTGGTTCGCCAACTTCATTTTCTAACGATACTTCAAAAGCATTCCCGAAATATGGAGGGGTACCGGTAGTTGTCGATCTCAATAACCTTTCTGCTTGGAACGTAAGGATAACTGTTTCTGACAAGTTAGAGAGCACAACTGTAGTAAAAACCGTTGACACAGGAAAGCCTATATTCTTCATTGATTCACTAAAAAAGTCATTAGGGTTTAATGATTTCCCTCTTTATGAAAACGAATTTAGATTTAATGGGCGGATTGTTTTTGGGGCGAATCAATGGGCACCAAACTCTCAAGGCGAAGGGGCCGGCGCGTTATACCTTAACAACTCCGACATTACAGGCGTTAATGGGGTATGGTTCAATGACATTGCCAATAACGATGGCGAGGGATTATTGTTTCTGAAGAGCGGCTCAACAGCAGGGTCAACCACACCTTCAGATTACGATAACTTCTTGATACGAGATGGGGTAGCGTATCTTAATGGCCAACCTGTTCTCTATTCAGGAAATGAAGAGCTGTGGAATGGGGCTTATTATATGCACAGTGGACATACGATCTATCCTACAAAAAAGATTTCCGATTGTCCTAATGGATGGGTGCTCGTTTGGTCTGACTATGACAAACCCACAAAAACAGTAAATGACTTTAATTTCGCCTACACATTCATCCACAAATACCACGTAAAAGCATGGAACGGCGGCGGAGTATATTGTCCAATCGGCACAACAAGAACAACGATAACGAACAAATACCTCTATATCTACAATGACAAAATAGCAGGAAACGATGACAACGATGATGATGACACTTATGCAAGTGATGCAGTATTGAGAAAGGTTCTTTGTTTTTAGGGAAAAAGGAGGAATAGACGATGAACATTTATATATCGTTAAATGAAGAAGGTCAGGTCACCGGTTGGGGGAGCACAAGAGGAATGGATTCAGAGATTGAAATTGATATCGAGGACAACGATCCTTTCTTAACGGACAATCCCTTTATATATCGTTATCTTGATGGGAAATTGGTAAAGGACGAATCTTTCGAACTGAATAGAGCTAAATCAGAAAAAATCGAGGAATTAAGTAGAGAGTGTAAGGCGGCAATTTTGGGAAGGTTTGTTGCAACAGTTGATGGAGTTGAGTATTTGTTCTCCTGTGACATTGAAGCGCAAGCTAATTTTGAAAAAGCAGAGAAATCTTTCGCCAAAGGACTTATTACTGAAATTCCGTGGACAGCTTATGATTCAAACGGAAAAGTCGTAAGGGTTCTCTTGAATCAAGAAAAATTCGAACCTGTATACATCAAACATTTAGAGCACATCCAAAACAATATTTCGAAATTTAGAGATTTCCTTCAGCCAATGGTAGAAGATGCTCAAACTCCTGAAGAGGTTTTTATAATACGGTGGTAAAGAAAGGGGTGTGAAAATCGAATGATGGCAGGAGACATTGTTTTCGTAAATGGAAACACACCGATAAGTCGAATGGTAAAACTAATTGATGGCGGCCGTTTTTCTCACGTAGCGGTAGCTGTAAGTGAAACACATATTATCGAAGCGCAATACTTTACCAAAGTGAGAATAACCCCTTTGAAGTACAGGGATTTTGAAGTTGTCAGCGTAAATTTGACAGACGAACAAAGGGATAGAATAGTTCATTTGGGGATTCAACTGGTTGGAAAGTGGTATGACTATCTCCAGGTTTTTTGGTATTTCTTCAACAAATTATTAAGTTTGGATTTTAGAGGTGTTTGGAACTCGAAAAACAACCTCATATGTTCAGAACTTGTGGACAGACTTCTATCTCAAGTCGGTTACATTCCAGAGAATCTATTCTTGGGGGATGTAACCCCTTCTGAACTGTATGAATACCTCAAAAAAATAGACCTTCGAAAATGAGAAATCGCTCCAAAGAAATCATACTAATGTTTTTAGGGCCGAAACCGTTGTTACAGTAAAAATGAGCAAAAGGGAAACTTATCGAAGGAGGATATACCGGTGGAGCAATTGTTGTTGAATTACGCAAAGGAGGGCGTATTCTTAGCTCTATTCCTCTATTTACTTGTTTGGTCTATACCTAAGATGAGGCAAGAGTTCAAACAAGATATGAAAGAGATGGAGGAACGACACGGCGCGGAAATTTTGCGAGTTGAGAAGAAGCATGAATCAGAAATCGAAAAGGTAGAAGAAAAGGCAGAAAAGCGCGAGAACGAGCTAATGAGATTATTGACCATGTTCGGCGATAAATATGACATTCTTACTCATAAAGTCGATGAAGTGCTTAAAAAGTTAGAAAAATAAGTTATAAAGAAAGGTGAGTGATAATTGATGGCTAAAGAGTGGGCTATTGATATCGGCCACGGAGAAGATACGTGGGAAAAAGGTGGAGGCAAAGGAGTTAAATTGCCTGGTGATTTAGGCGGCGGAAGAATGGAAGAACATTGGTTTAACTCTGCTGTAGGCATTTATGCTAAAGAGTTGTTAGAGCACAATGGAATCAAAGTTTTCATGGCTCAGAAACCTTACAAAAACGATGTACCTTTAACAACCCGCACCAACGCATATAATGCAAGAAAGGTAAGAGGGGTAATTTCTATTCACGCTAACGCCGGATCACACAAAGCTCATGGGTCTTGCGTTTTCTATTGGCACACCGCAGAAGATTCCAGGAAGTTAGCTGAAGTTTGGAAGAAGCACGCTTCCAAGTATATGTCGGAAGTTGGTTTTCACGGTAACGGCTTTCACCCATCGGTCCCTGGCACGTGGACAAACCTTCATATTTGCCGTGAAACGAATATGAGAGCTATTTTGATTGAGCACGGCTTTATGACAAACAAGAGCGATCTGAAATGGTTGCTAAACGATTCATACCGTCGTGATTGCGCTGAAGTTATAGCAAGGACAATTTGTGAAGTAGAAGGGATTACCTTCAAGCCGTTGTCAGGAAAGAAATCATCCGGTTCCACAAAACCCTCTCCTTCTCCTGTGAATAAGGCGGCTGAATATAAGATCGAAAAGGGAGACACTATTTGGGGAATCGCTAAAGAGCTTAAAGTCAGCGTCGAGGACATTCTTAAGTTAAATCCTGGGATCGATCCGACAAAACTTCAAATTGGACAAACCATCAAAGTAAAAGGCACTCCTTCGAAATCAAATGATAAGCCGAAAAAGTCTTCTTCAGGAAGTTTCATTGGAAAAAGAGTTGAATCCAAAGTTAATGGATTAAGATTTTATGCCAAGCCTTCGTGGTCAGATAAGGATGTTGTGGGTCACGCGAATAAAGGCCAAGGGTTCCCTTATATTTTGAGTAAGCACAAAGTCGGTGACGGGTACCAATACCGAGTCAAAAATTCAAAAGGGAAAATCTTTTACATTACTGCAAGTTCAAAATATGTCACAGTCAAATAAGGAGAGGATAAAATGATTAACTGGAAAGTTAGACTAAGAAACAAAATGTGGTTGACTTCTTTTGCTTCACAGACAGCTTTGCTTATTCAAGGGGTTTTGGCTGGCCTTGTTGGTTTAGGGGTAATCAGCATTGATCTCGCCGGTCTTGACTCATCTCTAAAAATTGCTTTAGGTATGGTCGATGTTGTTTTGGCCTATCTTTCATTCTTAGGCATTGTTCAGGACCCAACTACTGAAGGAATCGGGGATAGTGCACAGGCTTTAGAATATGGCGAGCCAAAAGTCCAAGACAAATAATTTCATAAAATCAGATATTCATGTTTAATTTTACCTTCCCTCTGACTATAATTTAAGTATCAGGGGGGGTTTTTATGAAGAAATTCATAGTGATGTTTGTTATGATTTTAGGGCTTTCAGGGTGTTCAGAAGAAAAGTTTGAATCATACAAAGAAGCTGATCAGCATTTGATGAAAGAGATCGCTGACGGAAAAATAGACCTTAATAAAGTTAATGACAAATATACCGCTGAAGGAACAAAAATTTCTGAAGATGAATTCGATTCTCTGAAAAAATACTCAAAATTGCACTTTGAAGAAGACGGTATCGAAATCACTAGGGATGACAATGTAACACACATACAAGAAAAACCGACTGAAGCATTTGGCACCGATATGAATATTTACTGGAAATACGAAGACGGAACTTATAAAATTGAAAAGATCGAGAATTATGAATAACACTCCCTATTCGGGAGTTTTTTTATTATACTAATAGGTGGAATTAAGGAGGTACATAATGAATGATGTCATTATAACATTGATCAGTGTGGGAGTAGGGGCCGTTTCAACCGGAGTGGTTTCTTATATTCTACAAGCGCAACAATTTAAAAGGCAGACAGATTGGGAACGAGAAAAGCAGGAAGTCCAACATAAGCAACAATTAGAAATAATGCACAACCAATTTACTAAAGAACAATTACTCAAGAAAGTGGAGGCGTATAACGAAATATTAAATGTCGAAAATAATCTCCAGGTTTGTGTGTGGGATCAGCATACAGGCGATTGGGAGTTGAACTGTAATCTTTACAAAGAAAAGATTAGACCCTTACTATACAAGCACTTTCATTTGTTAGAAGACAACGTGGCCCGTTCTGTTCAAGAAATCGATACAATATTTCATAAGTGGGGTATATACGAAGAGGCGGACGATTCTGATGATGAATTTTTGAGCGGGGAGTACCTAAAGATAATTTCGTCAATACAAAATGAACTTCAAAATTATAGAGATGTTTTTATTAATAAAAAATTAAATTAAAAGAGAGTGGTTATTTCCACTCTCCGGTTTCTGTAAAGTATGTTACTCCTAGTCCGATAGCGTCTGCATCATTATCGTTTTTGACAGTAAATAGCTGAGCATTTTTCTTACCGACCAATTTCTCTTTTATTTCATAACACTTATCGATGATATCTTGCTTTTCTGCATTTCCGTTCCCTGCGAAGACTCTTTTCATAGTCTTATTGTTTATGAAATAAAATTCAGAGACATCATTGAATACCTTTTTCGCTATTCCGTGTACCCCACCAAGCTTATAGGCCGAAGTATACCCATTGTTTTTATTGACCCTTCCCGAATTCTTTACATTAGCAAGCCATTCCTCACAAACGATATCAGCAGGAAAGAAGCTTGCTCTTAATGTCATCAACTGCATTTCAATCCGTTGTAACTTCCGCCCTTCTTGGCTTGTTTCAAAATGATCGTTATTTATAGTTCCCCATTCAACTAATCCGGGATTACCGCGGGATTTCCTCCTGAATACAGCATATCCGGTTTCATTAAGAGACAGGTCTAATACGATTACATATTCCTTTTTGCTCATTCTGCAATCTCCATTGCAAGTTTGCCGTGATGTTCATAGTTCAAGACCTTGATATGTTCAGGTTGGAAATCATAAAAATTCTTTATATTAGGATCAATAAAAAGCTCTGGAGCGGGGAGCGGCTCCCTTGTGATTTGTTCTTTCAAAACATCCATGTGACGATTATAGATGTGGGCGTTACCTAAGACAAAGTGCATCTTCCCTAAAGGTAAGCCGGTATGAATAGCGACCAGGCGTTGAAGAACGGCATACTGATATACATTAAAGGGCAATCCTAATCCTACATCGGAACTTCGGGCCTTGACCAAAAGGTTTAATGTCCCGTCAAATGTGTCCCATTGAGTATGGTGAACACAGGGGGCAAGAGACATTTCGTTTAAGTCATCGACATTCCAAAGTTCTGTCATGATCCGCCGCGAAGTCGGGTTATTGGTCAGTTCATGAAGGATATAATCAACTTGATCCATAATTTGCCCTTTGATGTTGATGACTTTTTTCGAAAGCTGAAATCCGTATGCAGGACCGATCGTGCCGTTCCATCTGCCGCCTTCAATTCTCCATTCATTCCAAATCCTTACCCCCATTTTCAAGAGGTCGTTAATATCATTCGATTTCATATTCCAAATCCAATGTCGCTCTTTGTTCGCGGTATCAGGTGAATTGAATTTAGTTGTAAGAATGGGAATTTCATCTGGAAAGAATGTCATGGTGTGAAAGAAAATGCTCTTCGTGTGAGCCGGTGTTCCATCTTTCCATTTAGCTCTGACATCCTTTCCATTGCTCCAAACACCTTCGCGATCTATTCTTTTTACAAGCTCAGCATAAATAATGTCAAATTGAGACATGTCTACAACCCCTATCATTGATCCTCTCGAACTCAAAGAAAATATGTTCATGTTTGTTTTTATCATCAATAACGCCAAGTGTGACTGATTTGATCCTGAATTTTTCGTTCAAGTAATTGCCGGCCGGAAAGAACTTGTCGCAATCAAAGGTTTCAAGAATATTAGTCAGATAGATTCTTTGGGCGTGCGGTAAAAAGAGACTGTAGATGTCTTCGCCGCCTATGATCCATACGTCAACCGACTTTGCCAAGATCAAGATTGGTTCAATACTCGAATACGTCAAGACTCCTTCATCATCAAAGTTATCCTCCCTCGACAACACGATGTTCGTTCTGTTTGGCAAAGGCTTCCTCAAAGACTTGTAAGTAGTGCTCCCCATAACCACAAACGATCCCTCGGTTTTCTCTCTGAAATAACGAAGGTCATCCGGGAGGTGCCAAGGTATATCTCCATCTCGCGCAATACCAAAATCTAAGTCTACACAAGCGATGATGTTAATCATCTTTAACCTCCTAGAAGCCGTTTTTCCGTTGGAAAATCGGGCAAATTGATCTGTTTTCGCAGAAGTTAGAGCAAAAGAACGGATTGTAAATAGCTGGATACTGACCGGACTTCATTTTGTTCCATGTTCCCTTGATCTTTATTTCACCTAACTTCACAAACTTTTCAGTTACTATGAAATCCCTAAACTCATTGAACCTCACAAAATCGAATTCGAACTTAAAGGGATATTCACCAAATAAAGCTTTACAAGCAATCGAATAAAAATATGGTTGATATTGTTTGTTCAGTATTGACTTTGTATAAGGTTTAGATGTCTTATAGTCTCTGACTATTAGCCGGCCTTTTTCATCCTTGTAAACAAGGTCTATGAAACCGTGGAGGGGAGGGATAGTGAAGTCTATAGGTACTGTAAACTCCACTTCCGCACCTACAATATTCAAGCGATTTAGCTCACTCCATTTGCGTTCGATAGCTTCTCGCCCTTGTTTATAGTAATCAGACCTATTTCTTTCCGGAACTTTACATGAAGGAAAGTCGGAATCGAATTTCCTGAAGGCCTGTTCCAACAAAACAATTTCTTTTTTTGCTATTCCTTCATAAATGCTGTGATTCAATGTTCCGTAATCGGCGTACCAATCGACCGTTTCATCACCGATGCCAACTGTTTTCAAATATTTTAAGTCGTAAGCAAGAGGGCATTGGTTGTAAAGCGACATTCTCGAAGGTGAAATGTACTCCATTAATAACCACGGCCTGTTTCCGATTCAATGATGATGCGCGTGCCGCTAGGGTGATATGAAAGTGGTCGATCGATAAAGTCCATAACAGTGTTGTGCCAAAAAGAAAAGCCTTCAGATTTCGGGCATTTGATTTTTTCTTTGATGTGAGAAAAGACTTTCCATGTAACTTCGCAATCATTTACTGCATCGTGGTGTCGATTGTTTTTGATGCCTAAACGCTCTGCTGTAGGTCCCAAAGAAGGATTACTGTCCGGATAGAGAACTTTTGCTAGAGTTCGAGTGCATACGAAATCATAAAACTCTTCAATTTGATCTCCGTCAGGATGTTTCCAGTGGATGAAACTTAAATCAAACGGGGCGTACTGGATTACCATAATTGAACCATCAATAAAATGGTCCAAGGCCAGCACTGCTACTTCTTCGGCCATTCCTGTCGAACATAGTTCTTCAGTTATGTGCGGTGTATACTCCGACGGCTTTCGACCTTCTGTTAACTGAACATAAGTATTGAAGAGGGCTATCTGGTTGCCATCCTTTGTATATTTAATAGCTGATATTTGGGTGATTTGATCTTTTTCAGGGTCTAATCCTGTAGTCTCCAAGTCAATAACTACATAAGTTTGCATAGAAATTCCTCCGATCGATTATAATTTTTAGCCGTATATATTAAAAAATTTCTTTAAAATCCAGAAAAACAGAAACAGGTACATTACCGAAAGGATCGCAAAGCCTGCGGTAAGAATACTGTTATCGATCGAGTAATTAAACCAAGCCAGAAAACCAGAAATCATTAATCCTAAAAGCGCCATGAGCATTACTTTTATAAATTTCAACATTAGCTCTACCTCCGATTATTTGTAATGTATTGCGTTTTTCAGGGTCATCGTCCATTGTTCAAGGGTCAAATCTTCCGGATCGGCGTGAAATCCAATGTTAGCTATATAGACCCCTTGATGGCCTCGCTGAAGTAATTTGTTGGCGAGAGATATAGAAGCAACTTGACCAGCCATTGTTTCAGATGCGTCGAAGTCATAGAGAATCACAACATTAACTTTCATGTACATAAGAAGATCAATTTGCCTTTCAGTAACAGAAGTGGAGAGGGTACCGACGAAATTCTGATAGCCATATTGATCTGCTCTCCAAACAGCATTTGCGCCTTCTGTAACTCCTACCCAACCTCTCTCTTGCGCGTTGTTAAAAGCTCTTATGAAGTTATAGAGGGTTAATTTAGCTGATTCACCTGTACCTTCCAAGAACTTATATTTAGGCTCTATTCTGTCATTGAGAGTTCTCCCTTGAATCGATACCAAGTACCCTCTTTCATCAACAATAGGGATCGTGAGACGATCCTTCATCTCGCCGTAAGTGCACCAGCCTAACTTATACCTTTCTGCGATTTCAGGCGTGTACCCCCGATCTCTCCAATAAGGATGTAAACCTTTTTCGAATGTCTCAAATATACCAACGTCGATGGGTTCAGGACGCTCTAATTTTCGTTGTGCTGGATTTGAAAGGTCGGGGATAGTGTTATCACCTTCATACCCATTATCCTTCCCTGAAGCAAAAATAAGCTGATCTAAGGCGCCCCTAAAACTTAACCCTAAGATTTTGGTCATGAAATCAAGTAGGTCGTAATTAGTACAAGTTTTTCCTGTAAAATCTGTGACATAATATTTACCCATCTCATAGTTGTAAGTAATCCCGACGCCGTGGGGGTTATCGCCGCCCCTCCACCAAGCATGACAGCGCCAATCGGGTCTATTTCCTAATTGTTTCGGTACAGGGCCGCCCAAAAAAGTCAACAAGAGAGGAATTTGGACTTGTTGGTTAAGTTTTTTGATTTCGTCTTGTGTAACCAATGTCAAACCTCCTTGTCATAATGTCCTTCATCTATCTGCTTTTTCAGTTCTTTAACAGTAATTAAACAGCCCAAGAGCATATCTTTTTTATTAGGTCTGTTTAAGATCAGAGGATTTCTTAGGTCACTTTCTAAAGTGACGATCATTTTGGTTAACCTTTTCAGAAATTTATCCTTGTTCATAAATGTTATGACTCCCCTTTATAACCGTTGCGTAACGGAAAGGATTGTTTTAGTATTACAACTCCCTTATCCGATGAATTTCCTGTTTGAAATCAAATTCCACTCGTTTCCCAACATCCCTCGCTTTTACTTTCCGCCCCATAATAAGCTCTATATAATGGGTTCCAAATTGTTCTGGATCAGTAGGATCACGGTGATCGAGTCGGCAAATGACATCAGCCAGTTTTGTGAAATGAGATGTTTCCGCGAATTTATGTTTTCCATCGGTTACATGCAGGTGATACATTTGACCGGATGTAATAACAGGAATATCGCATTGTTTCGCGATTTTCTCTTTCAAGGTATCGATTTTTGAAGCCATGATCATATCCAATCGACCTTTTTCAGCTTCGTGAGATTGAATCTTTACATAATCATAAATGAAAAGTCCGATTCCGTGTTTAAGCTGAAGGAGTTTGACTTTGCTCTCAAGCTCATTATTGGTCAGTTCGTTAGCATTGAAGTGATAAAAAGGAACTTGTTCTATGCGTTTCCAAGCTTCTTCGACTCTTTGTTCTTCTTCGGGGGTGAGGGTATCATCAGAAATTTTGTCTTCCTCAACTCCTGATATCTTGCTACAGATACGAATTAATTGTTCTTCTTCGGTCATCTCTGTGTCACCATAGGCGACAGGAACTCCTAACTTATCTGCTATGTTCCATCCTAAATCAGTCATCCAAGTGGATTTACCGACTTTTTCGGGGGCACCAAATACATAAAGAGCTTTATTTCTTAACCTTTTGATTAAAGCGTTTGTTTTTGGATATAGAAAACTTATATCGATACCACGAAATTCTTTGCTCTTGATTGACTCCTTAACTTTTGAAACACTCTTGCCGATTTGTTGGACATCATCATCCATATTTAAGTTGTCTGCAAGGCTATATGTCATTTCTTTGATACGATTATCCAACTCTTCTACGTCGGCGAACTGTCTGTTCATTTCGTGATCTATATTGGTTTCAGCAGACTGTTTGATCTTTTCGGCAATATTTACCGCGTTCCTTCGATAAGCTAAACTTTTAATTACGGCTACTTGATCCTTAACAGCGGGGGATTTCGGTAACGAGAAGTCTCGAAGTTCTGCTTCAATAGTCGGCGCTCCACCTATCCCTTGTAGAACAGAAAAAGCTTCTCTGTTCTCCGTTTCCAGAAAGGTCATAATCCCTTCTGCTGTTACATCACCTTTTAGCGATAGATGTTTAATAGCTGTGAACAAATAGCGGAATGGAACGAAATAAAAGTCAGATGGTTGTAAAGCTTGTGCGAGTTCGACAATAGAAGAGGGGCGGTTGTACATAACTTTTACGATGTATTTTTCAACTGACTCACTATACAATTCCGGCCCGTTACTCATTGCTTTCGTTCAACCTCCCGATGTTCATGATATACATGAGCCTTTTTATATTTCTTTCTAAATCCGAAGGGGAGTTGTTTTCTAAAGCAATATCAAATTCAGTGAAAGCCGCAAATTTAACTTCGTCATGCTTAATTCTCTCAAAAGCTTGTATAACACCTCTTTGTTTTTTCATACGTTCATATCTAATGCCATCTAGTGCAGTTATATAAACAATGATTAAATTTTCACGGCCTACATTTTCGATTAATTCATAAATTCCAGCAGGATCGATAATGTAGACATCGTTTTTCTCAAATTGTTGTTTCGTAGCTCCATACTCATAGCCATCAAACATCGTATAAGCCACTAAATCGCCCCGTAGAGCGTCGAATTCTTTAGGGGATACAAATATATGTCCACCCTCATTTTCGAATCTCCTAGGCCTTGTAGTGAAGCTATCGATGGATGAAAATCCATGCTCCTTTAGTTTGTTTGCAATTGTGGTTTTCCCGGTACCACTTTTACCCACGAGGCACAAAGTCTTTTTCATCAAAATCAACTTCCTTTTTCATTGTTACTTCATGAAGCATATTGCTCCCATAGTGGCCTAACTTTTTTGAGCAATCTTGAAACATGAACTTGTGAGATGCCAACGATTTCTCCAATTTCTCTTTGAGTCAATCCTTCATTCATTGCTAGTTCAAGGACCGACCTAGTTCTGCCGTCTAACGTTTCCATGAACTCATTTACGATAACGGAAGAATAATCTTCAAATGTTTTTAATGTGTCACCAAGGGTAAAGGCTGAATCCTCTGAATGACTATCATCAAAAACTTTTTTGTTTATAGATAGTGCCCGATCTCTTCCGTACCATTCCATAGCTCTTTCGACGAAACGTAGTTCAACTCCAATTTTCTCTGCAATAACTTCATTCGGTTCTTCTTCGAGGTCAAGTTTAGCGACGCTTCTCCATACCCTTTTAAAAATGCGAGGAAATTTGATCATAGATTGATCTCTTAGGTGTCTTTGAATTTCTCCGTGCATCATAGGGACTGCGTAAGTAGAGAATTTCGTGTTGAATTTTTTATTATCATAGTTTTTGTACGCCTTGACCAGACCGACGAGAGCCAGTTGTGTAATATCTTCGTATTCGTCTGAAGTATTCCCGATCTTGCTGTAATATCTTTTTGCTACATGGTGGGCCAATTTGATATTTTGCTCTATAAACTCATTTAGAGGTATACCGATTTGATCGTTATAGACTTCTTGCATTTTCAATCCCCCATTTTTTATATTTAGCATTCCAACCGCGGGTTCCTTGGTCCAGAATTAGAATCTTTTTAGTTAGTATCGAGATCAATCATAAGTTCACCGTTGAGATATTTCTCAAGTTCTTCGGGCGTCAATTTTGTTTCTTTGACTTCTGAACTTAATTCGGACCAATCTTTATAATCATTTACAGTTCTACAGCCATGCACCTCTAAATCGACGATTCCGTTAGGGTCCTGGTCAATCAATTTTTTCGTGTAATTAGAAGGGAAAATCCTAACCAATTTTACGAACCTCCTTTCTTGTACCAACCTTCCAATGATCTGTCCTTTTACCTTGGAGGTAAGTAGTGATTAAAACGAACAATCTACCTTTCTTTTGTGTGATGAAAGTGCACCGCGCATTTTTGGAGCCTGATATTTCGCGCCTTACTTCGACGCCGCCTCTCAAAAATTTTGCTAATTGAGTATTCCGGAACTTACTCTCAAGAATGGCTTTCTCGCGATCTAACTTTTTTCGCGCGTCCTTGTCGCCTTTATTGGCCAAGGATTCTAATTCGTTGTATTCGGCTTGTGTCATGATTTCAGCACGAATCAAATATTGCTCTAACGCATGATCAGTTATAATTACTTTCGCTCCTTTTAAAAAATCCTTTCTCTTCATCAGATAAACTCCTTTTTGATTTTTTATAATTAAATGTTTAAGAAGTTCTCGTTTTGGTTATATAAAATAATGTCATTTATTTTGGTGGGGAGAATTTCGAGAAAGCTCTTTTAACCAATTCCAATCTTTTGTGTCGAGAGCAAGGTCTTTGTATAATTCCTCAAGAATCTTAGATTGCTTTGAGTTTAGGGATGAATCAAGTTTTTTGAGTTGGCTTGAACGTAAGACATCAAAATGCCTTGTGGGAGATACAAACTGGACTCCCCACACTCCATTACCCATGTTTTCTACAATAAAGCCTTTTTTTGAGGTGTTTTTCGTCATTACCCAATCTTCAACTTTTAAACCTTTAGCCAATATTATTACCCCCTTGGGTCTAATTAGTTCAAAAACAACAGGAGCGATCTGTGATTTATAACAGCTACCATTTATTATTGTTCATCCACTTGGGGGATCGGTTCCTGCTGTTAATTTTATTATACTCATTTGTTATAACTTTATCAACAGAATAATGATCATTTTGGTTATATAATTTATCATTTTCTTTTTCTTTCATGGCGATGATCGCGCGTCTTTTTCGCCAGTATTTAATTGAGTCACCCAAAACATTGTATCCCAGGCTGGCAATTGATCTAAAGTTGTAATTCATCATTTTGCTGTATTCAATAGTATCCATAATGATTTCATTTATTGAGAGGTCTGTTTCGATGTTGTTTGATTCAATGTAGTCTTTAACGTTTTTTCGGAGTTGTGACAATTTTATCCCTAACATTCGTTTCTCTGATGGGGTGAAAGGTTTATCTCCTTCGAAATAAAGGATGAATTTATCTAAAATATGTCGAGAGTTGAACTTTTCTTTTGGCATAAAGAACACCCTTTCATTTTAATAAAGAGGGGGAGAGGAGGAAGCTCCCCTATAGCCATCAAATAGAGAAATTGTCTGCGTGTTGAGCTAGGCGACCACGAAAGTTTTTGGTCAATTTATGCACACCGCAATAAGGCTCTTTACTAAACCATTCCATGTAATCTGCAAATCCAGATAAGCTTGAGTCCTTTAGATCACATTGACCGATGTGGCCGATAACAATAACCTTCGTATTATCGTGAACCCTGGTTAACACTTTCTTTAATTCACCGTGAGTGAAATTTTGTGCTTCATCTATGATCAACGTGCAAGCCTTTTTGTTAGTGCCGCGCATGAAGACATGAGATTGTGGGAATACCCAATGGCGTCCTTGTTTAAGAGCTAGCGAATCTTTTTCGTTATAAATCGCTTGTAGGGGATTCTCTTTGATAGTCTCCAAAGCGTCTACCAAAGGCTGACGGTATGCTAATTCTTTTTCATTTTGATCTCCAGGCCGATAACCCATTTTGCCTTCTTCGACAGGAGAGAAGACGTAATATAAATCTTGTTCAGGGTTCATGTCCTTCATAATTCTCGCAGAAGCTACAGCCAAAGTCGTTTTGCCTGTGCCTGCTTTAGCGTTTACAAAAGTAATTTGATTGTCGAAAATCGAATCAACGTATGCGTTTTGTTCATCCGTTAAATTTAAGCCAAAAAACAATTCGTATTTTCCTAAAGGTCTGGGCATGTCGATTCTCCTTTTAAGGTAAGGTGGGGATCAACATTCCTGGTCTTCGTCCAACTCATGGAAAAGGACCTTGCGAACTTTTGATCCTTCTTTATACCATTCCGTGCCACAATCGACACAGTAGGAGTGAGGCTTTGTTTTCTTGTTACCTTTACCACAACTACCTTCTGCATCTAACTCTTCATCCCAATAACAATTATTGAGATCGTTAACCCTCTCCGATCCACAATCAGGACATTTAAGGAAGTTATCATGTTGTATGACTGTGTATGCTTTTATAGAGCGCCGTCCTCCGCTAGTTTTGGGAATTTCGTAACCTTCTTTTTGAATGAGTCTTTTGGCGACACCTTTTCCCATGCCTAATTCTTTTTCAATAATGAACGGCGTTACTCCATTTTTAAAACGGTCGATTATCAAAGAACGTAAACCATCGCTATAATGCCGCCCCGATACGGTGTTCTCTTTTTTGAACTGCTGTAACATCTTCAGCACTTCTTCCTCGCTTTTATCCACATCATAAGCAATCGAATTGATATCATATCCGTAACAATAAACAGTCAAAACATGATCCAACACTTCAAACTCCCCCTCGAATGATTTTATACAAATAAATATTTGTATCCTAAATCAATAAGTTCTTCTTTCCAATCATCATAATTAGCTTTATAAATCGCTATCAGTTTGCCGATATCTTCATCAAAAGCATCTTCTTCACTACAAATAGCTTTGCCGACGTATTCAACCTCGAGAGTTTTCTCGTTTCTGACGATCGCTTCTACGATACCCTTTTCACGAACTACACGAAAATCAACTTTATACCCAAGGCTTTTCCACTCTCTGATTTCCCGATTAATTAATTTCTGTTCTTCGGTACGGGGTTTTTGGTTATCAACAGATTTCAGAATTTTGTGGACAACTTTTTTTATTTCTTCAAGCTTTGACACAGAAACACCAATCTCAATATTTTCTATGTTTCTCTTCGTTTCTCTTGGACCAAAATCGTTAGTCTTTACAGCTTTATCTGTTAGATCAAGTGCTTTAAAAACTTTGTGGTAATAATAGGGACCTAACTCGAAATAAAATATCTCTGCTAACTGTTCAACGGAATATCGATCAAGGATTTCTTTTAAGTGATCCAATTCAATTCCTCCTTCAATAAAGGGGAGAGTTATTCCCCGTTTGATCCCATTTCACTTTCCACGAGTCCTTTGAAGTGGGTAAAAGCTTTGTCTGCTTCTTCACTGTTTAATTCATATGGATTCATTTTTCCAGTGATCTCTTTTAAGTGATTAACTGCTTCTTCATCACTTAACTGCAACGCTCTAACCAATTCAATTACGTTCTCGATTTTTTGGCTCAATTTAGAGTCGGTACGAATTGTGTTCTTTTCGACCTTTTCGTCTATTTCAGGAGCATACCCCTTATCTTTGTTAGCCATTTCAAAGAGCATTGGAATAAGGTCGAAGTTGCTGAAGTTATCAATTTCAGGTGCCAAAAGATTGTTGCCTTCTTTATCGATAATGCGGCTTTTCTTCAGTACGGCCTTGTGTTTTTTGCCAGCCTTAGAGAGGATATAATGAACATCCATTTCGTGTATTAAACGCTTCTCGCAATCAGCCTTAATTGGCTCGTTCGGATCAACTTTCATAAACGCTGACTTTAGATAATTATCAGAAGCATGTGCTGTTATAAAGAGATTTACATTGAGTTTTTTGAAATTCCGGATAATGTCATAAAACTTGTTTTTAGGAAAGGCGTATTCGTTAGGTTCAAGGCGTTTTTTATTCGGCTCTCCGTTATTTCTCAATTCTTTCAAGTAGTCGTTGATGATTCGGTTATATAAGACTGTACCTGAATCCAAAAGAATTGATTTCCACGGAAGTTGCGCCCCTTGAGATTGAGCTAGAAGGAGTTGCTCGCTGTACCATAAAATATTATCCGGATCGGTCGGATCGAAGCCTGGGATTTTTTTGTTTTGAAAAACATCAAACTTCTTAACTTTTGCATATTGGCCGGAACCTTGTTCCATATCGAAAACAAGCAGAGGGCCTGGTGCGCCGTAAATTACTGAAGAAGTTTTTCCGCACCCAGAAGGAGCTGTTAACAATACTTTGAGAAGAGTCTCTTGTTGTTCGGCAGGTTGAATAAAATCATTCAAATTAAAATCCATTAATTTTTCCCTCCGTTTCTTGGCGATCAGGTGGCAATGTCGAGCGATGGTTGCTATCCTGTGTTTTATTATTGTTTTTAGCGATTGCAGGTGGTTTAGGTCCAAATTCTGAATTGTATTCTGCGACGGCGCCTTTTATAAGGCTATTGAGTAACGTCGGAGTAACGGCAGGTAGTTTGTGACCCCTTTTTTCTAATTCATTTATGGCCGTTAGTAAATCAACGATTTTGGAAAACAAAGAATCCATTCAAAGGCATCCTTTCTATAACTTTATTTTATAACCAGGAGAGGATTAACTCTCCCGGATTTATTATTGGCCGAATGGAAAACCGTTGCCTTGACCATTGTTACCGAAAATTTGGTTAGCTTGTTGTGCAATAGGGTCGTTATCAGGGAGAGTTTGAGCGCCGGCAAACGGATTATAATTTCCTGAATTTTGTTGACCAAATGGATTACCTTGTTGTGGTGGTTGCTGACCAAATCCGGGTTGTTGGCCACCTTGAGCAGAAGGTTGCTGACCAGGGTTTCCTTGACCAAATGACCCCATTGAGTTTCCTTGTGGCCCTGGCTGTTGGGATTCACCCTGTACCACGAGCTTACCTACTTCAACCCGTTCGATCCGTTCGCCGGAGCCAACAGGGAAGCCGTATTCGTCAAAAGTTGTATCATCTCTGTTGATGTATTTATACCCCACTTCGATGTTGCTTCCATCCCTAACTTTTGTTTGGAACTCCTGTACAAGAGCAGGATCATGAACTTCAAGAGTGATAATATCCGGATCAGTTGGTTGACCATTTTTCAATTTGGTGCGATTACCTTCTTTATCAACGCCGTAAGAAATGAGATTAAATTTAACAATATTTCCTTCCATGCGAAGGTTGAACACTTCTCCGCCTAATCGACCATTAACCGCATCCGGCATATCAGAACCGTCAACGCGTTTCGCTTCAGACATTTCAACGAATGATGTTGCATTCGTATAGACTTTACCTTGATCAGTAACAAATTGGTTCAATGTCGTAAGCCCTAAACGTACTCGCGGTTTTTCAGAAACCGGGAAATTATCCATAGCGTATTGGGATTTTTCTAACTTAGGAACACGAACATTCACAGAGCCATACCCTTTAGCGTTGATAAGAAATTCATGACCGAAAAGTTCTCCGTTTTTCATTCGGAGTTCCTTCGCATAAACCAATGTCCCTACAACGTTACCGATGTTAGAATACTTGAAGTTTGGCTTGAATTCTGGCACATTCATCATTTACCGAACCTCTCCTTTTTGGTTTTTGTTTAAACCCTTTCGGGTAATTTTATTATATTCTATCATTATAACTTTTGCAACTTATTTTATTAATATTGGTTATAATGATTATAATTGATCAAAGCCGTTGTTTTTTGATACTTTGTTGTATGAAGATACCTTAGTTTCAAAGAAATCCGCTTTGCCTAACGAATTATCTTCATACACTTTAATCCATTTCAACGGACTTTGTGTATAGCCAGGGAATACCCTTTCGTTTCCATATCCTAATTCTCTAACTCGTTTATTAGCGATAAATTTTACATACGAGTGTACATCTTTGACGCTAATACCTTCAATCTGATTTCCAATAATGTAGTCTGCCCACGCCATCTCATATTCCGCCGCGCGCTTGAACGTTTCGATTGCAAATTTCTCCATCTCTTCACGATCAATTTGTTTGTTCTCTAAAAGAATTTGTTTGTAAATATTACAGAACAATCCTACATGCTGTTGTTCGTCGCGGTTGATGAAGTTTATCATTTTGGCCGTAGCTAACATTTTTTGATTTCGAGCAAGGTTATAAAAGAAAGCAAAACCAGAATAGAAGAAAAGACCCTCTAAAATAACGTCATAAACTACGGAACGAAGCAAAGTCTTTAAGCTTGGATTGTCAGTGAACTCTTCGTAACCCTTGGCTAAAAAATCATTTCTCTTCCTTAACACTTTATCAGTACGCCAATAATTAAATATTCTGTGCTGTTCGTCCGAATTGACTAAGCTTGATAATGTATAGGTGTAAGATTCGTTATGAATTACTTCTTGTTGAGATAAAGTGATCATGGTTGCATTTAAAGAAGAGTCCGTGATAAAGTCAGCAACCCTCATGGTGTAATCAGATTGGACAGAATCAAGAAAAGCAAGTAAACCTATGATTTTTTTGAATGTATCTTGTTCTGCTTCAGGTAATGTTGGAAATTGCATACGATCAGCGCTCATGTCAATCTCTTCTGGTCGCCAAAAGTTTTTCATCATCGCTTTGTAAAATCTACGAGCGAATGGGTAAGCGATATCATCCCAATTTAAGATATTGCTACTTTCTCCATTTACAATTCCTGTTGATTTATTCGGAGCTTTAGTGTCGTAAAGCTTCCTTTTTTTGATGTCCATAAATCAAATTCCTCCAATTCTGAAGTTAAGATAAACATGATGAAGAAGAGGGGGGGGCGCACCCTCTTTGTTAGATCATTGACAAGAATCGCATTCATTGATTTTTTCTTGCTCCATAGTGCGAACATAATAAGTTGTTTTAACGCCCGATTCCCACGCTTCCATATGCAGAGAGAGTAATTCAGATGCTGGAATTTCAGACGGCACATATAAATTAAAAGAAATGGCTTGATCTACATGTTTTTGTCTTGCGGCGTTTTGTTTGACGCTCCAGTGTTGATCAATTAAGAATGCACTCTTATAAAACCAAGTTGTTTTTGGTGAGATATCCGGAGCTGTCACTATAACACGATACCTTCTTTTTTGTTCCTCGTACTCTTTCATATAAATCGGATCGATAGACGGAGAAGTACCGGCAACATGAGCTGTGGTTGCGTTAGGAGCTATAGCCATCAAGAAACCATTTCTAAGGCCATTCTTAGAAACAAGTTCCCTTAGTTCTTTCCATCTTTCAGCATCATACCCACGTCTTTCGAAGTATCTACCGGTATGCCATTCAGAGTTTTCGAATAGCTCATAATGCCCCTTCTCTTTAGAAAGTTCCATTGATGATTTAATGGTTAAATAAGCGATTTCTTCATAAAGTTTATCTTGGAAGTCTATTGCCTCTGGAGACTCCCATTTGATCCCCTCTAAAGCAAGAAGATGATGCAAACCGAAGGTACCCAAACCTATTCCTCTAAACCGTTTGTTTGTATACCGCGCTTCGGGAACTTCGATGTTATTCAAATCAATGACATTATCTAAAGCCCTTACCTGGATAGGGATCAATTCGGAGAGAACTTTGTCACGAACGGCCCTTGCCAAGTTAATCGAAGACAAGTTACATACCACCATATCACCTGATTTTTTCTTTATGGTGATTTCTCCGGTTTCATCGTTAAGAGTTTCAGTTATGAATTGTGTTGCTGAAGTATTTTGTGCAATTTCGGAACAGAGATTACTAGAAAAAATAGAAGTTCGACCTAGAGGAACCAAGTGTTTATTCGGGTTCGCTCTGTTTACCGCATCCCTATAAAACATGTAAGGTGTTCCGGTTTCTAGCTGACTCATCATGATTTGAATCATTATGTCCATTGCACGATATGTCTTTCGAGATAACAATGGATGAGCGACGGCTTCCTCATATTTTTCTGTAAAATATTTAATATCATCTTCATCATAGAAATCTTCAAGACCTAACGGATTACCATTTTCGTCTTTCCAGCCCATTAATTGTTTAACTTCGTACGGATCAAACGCATGCCATCGGCCGATACTTCTTCCATTCTCGTCAACTTCTTTTAACTTTCTCATAAACAGATCGGGAATAGACACGCCCGTAAAGATATCGTGCGCTCTTAATCTTTCATCACCTGTATTCAGGCGCAAATCCAAGAAATCCATGATATCCTTGTGGAAGATGTCCAAGTAGACAGCGATGGCCCCTTGGCGTTGTCCTAACTGATCTACACTTACTGCGGTTTGATTTATACCTTTAATCCAAGGAACTACCCCACCACTAATGCCTTTAAATCCTTTGATATCGGAACCCTTTGCGCGTATCTTCCCTAAATAAACACCGATTCCTCCACCATTTTTGGAAAGAGTAGCGATATCTGTGTTTGAGTCGTAAATGCTACGTAAACTATCTTCTTCAGTTATAATAAAACAGCTTGATAATTGTCCGTAGCTTTTTCCGGCGTTCGCCAAAGTAGGTGTAGCCACAGTCATATAGTGGTTAGATAAGGCCCAATATAACTTCTTTACATAATCTAACCGCTTATTCCGATCTTCGTTTTTCATAAGCCACATTGAAATTATCATAAAGCGTTCTTGTGGCAATTCATAAACATTCTTTTTGTGATCGGTCGCCAAATACTTCTCTTCAAAAATCCTCAAACCGAAATATTTAAAAAGCATATCCTTTGCTGGATTAATGATTGTTTCAAGATGATCAATTTCTTCCTTAGAATAATCTCGAAGGAGATGTTGGTGATAAATCCCTTTCGCTCCTAAAGTTTTGAGTAAGCCGTATAAGGAGCCGTATTTTTCGTTTGCATCATAACAACGATTACGAGAAGCTTCTTTGTATAACTTCTTGAGGTAGAAATCACTAGCGACGTAAGCCCAATCAGGTTCGAATTGAGACGTCCGTTCGTTTGAAGTGATGATTAACAAGTTTGTTATTTGTTCAGCACTATACTCATCTTTAGCTTCAATGGATTCCACTATTTCTTTAATATAGACTTTTGCTGATTCTGTTAAAGAAGGGAAGCGATCGGTAGTTCTTAAAATGAAGTTTGTTAAACGTTCTTTGTTGAAAGGAAGTCTTCTTAATCCATTTTCTTTAGTGATGGTCGTCATTTATCAAACCTCTACTTTCCTAATTTAAGATATGGATTGTCCTTTGTTTGGATGTGTGGTTCAACCTCTTCAGTCGTTAAAACCCCCGCATCTACCATCTCTTGAACTTTTTTGAGATCGATATCATCTTTCGTGCAAATTTCCAGAACGCCTTTTTCAGCAAGAAAGGTTTTGAGGCTTTCCTTCGGCTTGCGTTCCGTCTTGTTAACTCTTTGCACTTTGCCATTAACTCCTGCAAAAAAACCGCCATTTCGTTCTACTTCATTCAAAGCTTCACTCTTCAACTTCTCGATCTCTTCCTTTGCTTCAGCTTCGGCTTTTTTGTAATAAATCCAACGTTCGGCCAATGTCAGCTTCTCGTCTGGCTTGTGTATAAAATTACTCATTTTTATTCTCCTCCAATACTTTGAAAGATAACTTCTCGTAAAGGTCAATTGCTGTGTGCAAGACGATATCGATTTCTTTTTCAGACATTTCGTTAGGGGGTGAAAACTCTTTCGCAATTAATTTCGAAATCTCTGATTCATTCGGCAAAGATTCTTCGATACCGTAAATTTCCCAAAGGAAAAGTCGAATCCCACCTACCAAAATCAACTTTTCCTTCATAGTTAAATGATCAATATTCATTTGTTTATCCTGCTAAGACAGCATCTACAGATTTATTGACCAGTCGAGAGATTTCATCGTTTGTGCCTTCAAATTCGAGTTTCACTTTGAAGTACCGAACAGGGATTTTATTGATTTTCTTGATGGCGACTGTAACGCCTGTTAGCTCTGCAACAAAATCCACATCATGAAGGCTGACATTAAGTTCTGAATTAACCATGTTGACAATATCCGGATCAAGTCTCATTGTCTCGAGAGTGACTACAGTTACTTTATACTTATAGTCTTTGTCTTTCTTCGTCTTGACGTTAGAGTTGATCACTTCGGCTTTGAATTCCAT